TGAAGATCCTAAGACAAATAATATTTGTCCTAACTGTGGAAACATCGATATCAAGAGCACTCGTTCTGGTCTTCTTGGTCAGGTTCAGAGACTACTTACGGTATCTTATGAAGAAGGGACGCTTCCCCGGTATCTGTTGCTTGAAAATGTAAAGAATCTTGTCGGCAAGAAATTTAAGCCTCAGTTCGATGCATGGCTTAATTGGCTTGATCTTATTGGATATAATACATATTATAAGGTGCTTAATGGAAAGCACTATGGTATCCCTCAGAATAGAGAGCGTATTTTTGCAATCTCCATTCGTAAGGATGTAGATACCAAGGGATATATTTTCCCCGAAACTATTCCTCTTACAACTCGCCTTAAAGATGTCCTTGAGCACGATGTTGATGAGAAGTATTACCTTCCCGATGACCGTATCGAGAAGATTCTCAACTCAACCTTTATGCAAGAGAAGAAACGCATTCAGACAACCGATGTGTGTGATACGCTTCTCGCAAGAGATTACAAAGATCCTAAGTGTGTGCCAGTCGAGGAACTTGAACCTATTAGACTTGGCGGTCTTTACGATAGCGAAGATGGTAGACACCAGGCTGGTGCCATTTGGGATAAGGATTCTATTTCACCAACGCTAGACACAATGCAAGGAGGTAATCGTCAGCCGTTTATTGTAACAGAAGAACCTTTCATCGTCGCTTCTCGTGGCAGAAATCCAGATAATCCTTCCGATAGAACGACTGGAGCACCTACGGAACAGAGACTTGAGCCGAACTATAGTGGTTGCACAAACACTCTCACAAGTGTACAGAAAGATAATTATGTGTGCGAACCTCAGGTGCTTCGTGCAGAAAGAACAGAATATGGCAAGGCGATTCGTAAGCAGTATGAGGCCGGAGAAGTCGATGAAAAGATTGGCAATATGAGGGAGATGAAACCTCGCAATGATGGTGTGGCTAATACAATTACAACTGTACAGAAGGATAATTATGTTCTTGAACCTCAGGCAGAAAAGAATCTGTGGACTGAAACTCAGAAGAAGATGATTACCGAGGACGGTAATGTTAAGAGATACATTCATAGCGATGTGGTTGACGAGTTCAATGTTGGTGATTGTGCCGATATTAGTTTTCCCAATGGATACAATAAAGCGAATAGAGTATTTGAAGGTTATTCACCGGCGATTAATGGAACGACCACTCAGTCAAGTTTTATTGTAAAAGAGCCTATCGTATATGACGATTACAACAGTCGTATCAGTGCAGACCAGGATGCAATTAATACTCTTACTTGCAACTGTGGTGCTTCTGCAGAACGCAACGGCGTTAAGATTATTGAGCCTGTTATTGTGGAAGATTTCTATCAGAGTAGAGAACCGAGAGTGTATTCGGATACGGCTCCTACAATTAGAAGCGAGAGAGTTGGACTTAAAGCGGCAGATGGAGAAATTGAGTATCCTTGTAGCACAAGAGGTAAGCAGGTTGCTTCGGCGATTAGGGCGTCGATTTACAAACAAGGATCGAGAAACCTTGAAGAGAATGTTGTTAATGGTCTTGGATATGAGGGTGTTATCGAGCAAGAAGAGCCAAAGATCAGATGGAGAATTAGAAAACTCACATCGTGTGAATGCTGGAGACTTATGAATTTTACCGACAGAGACCATCGTCGTGCTACTCGGTATGTGGCGGCATCTGGTCTTTACAAGCAGGCAGGCAATAGTATTGTCGTCGCTTGTCTAATTGCCATTATGTGCTCGTTGTTCATCGAAGATGGTCACAAGGCAGAAGTATGGACGAAGTATGCATTACATTTTAATGATTAAGAAAGGATATTGATTATGGCAGAAGAAATTAATATGACAGATGTAGTTGACGAAATAAAGAATGCTAACAAAGAAGAACTTAAGAAGGTCATCGAAGAGCACTTCGAAGCAGTTAGAACTCAAGGAATGAGAATTGGTGCTACTTATATCTCAGCGGCAGTCATGGGTAAGTTCAAAAAGCATCTTGAAAAGCCTGGCAAGACTAGTCTGCGAGACTATGAACGTTGTGTCATAGATATCAAAAAGATGCTTGCGGTACAGTTAACACAACAAAATGATTCGGAAGAAGTGACGGAGGAAGAGACTAATGACGGAACAGCAGAATAATATGGTTACACCAATTCTTGCAACAATTGTAAATGAAGATATTCGAGAGTTTGCAAGAGTGCTTGTAGAAGGGCTTCCCAATTATATTTGGGAAGTCGGAGCATCTTCAACTGGTAAGTACCATCCGGCATATAGCCTTGGAGTAGGCGGATTAATGCGTCACCAGATTGCCGTAGTAAGATTTCTCAATTACTTCTTTGAACTTGAGCAGTATGCAACTATCGGTAGCAGAAAATTTGATTTGATGCGTGTCGCTGGTTTGGTACATGATGGTAGAAAATCTGGAGAACAGTCTGATTACGAGAAATCTAAGTATACCAAATTTGACCACCCTATTCAGATGGCAAATGTAGTGAGAAGTTATGAAGGTCAGTATCTAAATCATGATGAACTTGAGTTTATTGCGCATTGTATTGAATCACATATGGGTCAGTGGTCAACGGATAAAAAGAGTTCTGTTGTTCTCCCGAAGCCAGAAGATGTATACCAGCACTTTGTACACCTAGCAGATTATCTCGCCAGTAGAAAAGATTTGACTATGGCGTTTGACAACACCGAAACACCTAAACTTACTCCTACGAACATTGATGAGTATGTTGTCAATTTCGGTAAGTGGAAGGGAACAAAACTCATTGATCTTTATAACAAAGACCGAAGTTACTGTATGTGGCTCAAGGAGAACTCTTACCAAAGAGAAATTGTCGAAATGATTAAGCAGATTGAAGCAAAGCAAGCCCAGGAGGATGATGAGATATGAGCCAAAAGGTGATTGGATGGACGAGTTGTTATTCAGGCGTTTGTCCAGTAGTAACATTTACAGAAGACAGAAAGAAAGCTCTTGTAGAGCGCATTAGAAAGCGTAGATATGAATTTAATCATGCGGACCATTGTTTTCTGCCTTACTGTGCGCCTGTTTATGGAGACAAAGTGATGTGTGAACTAAACAAAGTACAATGGGATAGCGTCATGTCTGAGGCATATAAAGATTCTCCTAGAGGACCAAGATTGTTACCACAAGATGCAATCACAAGATCGCCGAAGAATGGCGTGCTGTATGAGAAAGAAAAATTCGAGCAGGAAGGAGACAATAGCAATGGATGAAATGAGAAATTTCGGATACTGCGAGAATTGCGGTGAACTAATTACAGATCAGCACGAAGAGTATTATGTAAGTGATGATGGCAAGGTATTTTGTAGTTGTGAATGCGTAATGGAACACTTTAGCGTGACAAAGGTGGAGGTTTGATATGGTTTTTAATGTAGAAATTTTAAGATATCCTACAGAAGAAGATTGGATGTTATGCAAGAAGTGCACTCTTAACACAGTAGGTAAAGATAGCACGAAACTCCCAACAGACGAGTGGAAGCACAAATTACTTATGTCAGAGCATAGTCCGATTCGTACATTAAACTTCTGCATTAAAATGAATGTTCCTTATTATGTATCAGTACATTTCTGTAGACATTTTACTGGCGTCACTCACTTTGTGCAGAGTCAAAGAAATGACCGTCAAGACAATTATGACAGAACTAAGGCACCTCAGGATTCTCCTGTATCCCATATGATGTATATCAACGCACAAGAACTTATGTTTATGGCAAGACGTAGATTGTGTATGCAAGCAGATCCATTTACTCGTCAAGTTATGGAAGAAATCTGTAGGCTTGTCATTGAGGCTTGCCCAGAGTTTAATGGAACATTAGAGCCAATGTGTTCGTATCGCGGGGGCAGATGTACAGAGTTTAACTGTTGTGGATTAAATAAGAAATACCAAGGCGGTGATACAAATGGATAAGGAACACGTGCTAATATGCTTAATGGGGCGTACTGCTAGTGGCAAGGATACCCTCGCAAACAAACTGTGTGAACGCACCGGATTGCGGCAGATTATCAGTTACACCACGAGAGAACGCAGGGTAAATGAAGGCGATACACATATCTTTATTTCTGACGAAGAGTATAAAACGCTCGAAGACTCTGGTCGGATTGCAGCTTTTACACAGATTGGAACATATAAGTATTGTTGCACTATTGACCAACTATATGAAAATGATATTTATGTTATCGATCCTGTTGGAGTTCAACATTTGCGAGAACTCGATTTGCCAAATTTGAGACTCGTAACTGTATATGTCAATACTCCAGACGATGTTCGCAAGGATCGTGCACTATCAAAACGTGGTGATGACAGACTCACATTCATGAAAAGGGAGATGGCAGAGCGAGACCAATTTCGCGCCATGCTGAGAAATGCAGATTTCGACTATGCAATATCTAATATTGATGTTTATCGGGCTTACTCTGTACTTCGATGGATTAGCCAAGTCGAGGGGTGTTGGAAAAACAAGGAGGATACAACAGAATGATTATTATGTGTGATATTGACGGTGTTCTTAATAATTTAACTCAAGCAGCAATCGACATTTGCAACGAACATATGGACACTAGTCTAAAAATGGATGACATTACATCATATAATTTTGATGAATGTTTACCGACTGATATTGCAGATAAAATTATTGGCTTATTTAAGTTAAAAGAATTTTGGAACAATTTACATCCAATTGAAGGATCTCAAAAATATTTAAGACAATTAATCAAAAATGGTCATCAAGTATATTTGGCGACAGCAACTGATCCTATTAATTTTGAATGGAAATGTCAATGGATTAAGCAATATTTTAACTTTATTCCAACGGACAACATCATCAGAATTATGGATAAAAGCTTGTTGAAGTGCGATATTATGATTGATGATTGTTTAGACAATTTGACGGGTAACATTTGCGAAAGAATCTGCTTTGATTATCCATATAATAGAGATTCATCAAAAGATTATTCGTATGATATTTATCGAGCCAGCAATTGGAGAGATATTGTTTGCATTATTAATGATATAGAAAGGAAGAATAAGGAATGGGAAAAGTAATTTTGTATGAGCATGGATGTCCAAAATGCAAGATTTTAAAAATGAAACTCGATAAGAGTGGCGTTGAATATGAAACTGTCAACGACATTGAGGTCATGAAGGCAAAAGGATTTCAGGAAGCACCTAAGCTTGAGGTTGATGGAATTATTTATGGATTTAAAGAAGCAGTAGATTGGTTGAAAGGACAGTAAAATATGGATATCGAACTTAAGTTTAATAAGGATTTTGAAAGAGCACTTGAAACTCTAAGAGAAAAGTACGGGGAGGATTTTGAAATCCTTAATGGAATTCACAATTCCCAGATGAATTTTTCTGATTTTATTGACGCATTTGTTGATAAGAATGTAGCAGATGTAACTATTGACGCTAACGCCAATGCATCTAGCAAGGATATTGCATCGTTCAGAACGGAAAAGGGGAAATCTGTTGACAAGGTTATTGCAGCAAATAAAATCTTTTATGAGATTAAAAAGAAGTATGGTTTGAAGACGGCAAAAGAGTGGCTTGAAACCGAATATACTGGAGGTTTCTATCTTCACGACTTTCCTTCTACTACATATGTACCTTATTGCTATGCATATGATCTTAGCAGACTTGCAACTGAGGGATTGTTCTTCTTAAAGAACTATAATTCTCAACCGCCCAAGCATTTAACAACATTCATTGATGATGTTATCGAATTTATTAGTTTTATGAGCAATCGATCCTCGGGTGCGGTTGGTATTCCAAATATTCTTGTATGGACATATTATTTTTGGAAGAAGGACTGTGAAAGTGGTTTCGTTATTAACAATCCAGATTATTATGTAAGACAGTCATTCCAGAAGTTGATTTATAGGTTGAATCAGCCCTTTATGAGAATTGACCAATCAGCATTTGTCAATGTCTCTATTTTTGATAGAGAGTATTACGAAGCACTGTTCGGTGGACTCGAATTCCCTGATGGCACATTTGCAATTGACTATGTGGACGAATTTATTGAGCATCAGAAAATATTTATGGAAGTTGTATCAAAGATTAGACAGGAGAATATGTTCACCTTCCCCGTTTTAACATATTCTCTTCTTTACAAGGACGGTAAGTTTGTAGATGAAGAGTTTGCAAGATGGTGCTCAGACCATAACTGCAAATGGAATGATTCCAACTTCTTTGTTAGCGGAGATGTAACCACTTTGAGTAATTGTTGTAGACTTCTTTCTGATACATCGAAACTGAAGGGCTTCATCAATTCTATCGGTGGTACCGCGCTGAGTATTGGTTCTGTTAAAGTTAATACAATCAATCTCGTTCATATCTTTTATGAACTTGGTGAAGAGGTGACTGAAAAGAAGTATCTCAATCTTCTTAAGAAGCGAACTACTCTCTGTTGCAAGGTTCTTGATAGAGTAAGACATATTATCAACCGAAACATTGAAAAGGGTTTGCTTCCTAACTACTGCGACGGTGGTATTGAGATGGATAAGCAATACTGTACGGTAGGAATTTTAGGTTTATACGAAACCATGGAGAAATTTGGATATATTGAAACAGATGAGTTTGGCAATAAATTCTATACTGAAAAGGGAATGGATTTCGCTGGGAAGATTTTTGATGTACTGAATGAAACTAAGGATGGATTTACTGACGAGTATTCGTTTAACATTGAAAGTGTCCCTGCTGAACAAGCAGCAGTAAAACTTTGTGCTAAGGATAATATCCTCTTTGACGTGCACGATAACTTCATCTATAGCAATCAGTGGATTCCTCTTACCGAGAAGTGTACGATTAATGAAAAGATCAGAACGAGTGCGATTCTCGACAACAAGTGTTCCGGTGGAGCCATCGCTCACATCAACATCGACAACAACTTCCCAAATACCGATATGGCGTGGGAGATGTTGAACTACATTGCCAGCCAGGGTGTTATCTACTTCTGCTACAATACCAAGATTAATGTCTGCAAGAACCATCACGGTTTCGTAGACTCAGATATTTGCCCTGAGTGTGGAGAGCACGCTTGTGATACTTACCAGAGAGTCGTAGGCTTCCTCACACCCTCTAAGTCTTATAGCAAGGAAAGATTTACGGAGTTCTCTGCTCGTCAGTGGTATGATACCGCGGTAATGTATGGTGAAACTTCTGTGATAGGTGATTAATATGCAAGATTTAATAGGCAGACAATTCGGTAAACTGATTGTTGTCTCGCGAGAAGAAGATTATGTGTCCCCAAAAGGGACGCATAAGTCTCGCTGGTTGTGTCAATGTAAATGTGGAAATACTACCATAATAACAGGCGATAATTTACGTAGCGGCAATACAACTACTTGTGGGTGTATGCGTCCATATAAAGAAGATTGGACTGGATACACTTTTGGCAAACTAACAATAATAAAAGAAGTGACACCAACACACAATTGTAGAAGAATGCTATGTAGGTGTGAATGCGGCAATGAAAAAGAGGTTGATTTAAATCATTTATCATCTGGTAAAATATTAACTTGTGGTTGTAGACCAAGACCGTATGAAGATCTAACCGGACAAATCTTTGGGTATTTAAAGGTGATTTCTGAAAATATGGAACGATATAAATTAAAACAACATTATTGGAATTGTGAGTGCTTAAATTGTGGAGCTAAAACGGTCGTATCAACCAATAAGCTTAAAATCGGACATACTAAGTCTTGTGGATGTATATCTTCATATGGGGAGAAGCAAATCGCAAAAATTTTAAAAGAGTATCATGTTGAATTTGAGAAGGAATACACATTTAAAGATCTAAAGAGTAAATACGGACAGTATTTAAGGTTTGATTTTTGCGTTTTGAATAAAGAAAATATTCCACAATATTTAATTGAGTATCAAGGAATACAACATTTTGAAAACACCTTTAATTTATCAGATGAAGAATTTCAAGAATCAATTGAAAGAGATAAATTAAAGCGAGAATATTGTTTAAAACACAATATTCCATTGATTGAAATTCGTTACGATGAAGAAATTATCCCAGAAAAATTACTAATGTTTAAAACAAAAGGGATTGAAGATGAAAGTTTTTTACAATATAAAAAACCGTCTATGTTCGTTTCTAATACAATTTGTGATTTCAAATGTGATAAAGAAAATAACACCTGTTTGTGTATTAATAAGGGATTGGCCTTAGAACAAACAAAAATGGTGACAATTGATACTTTGGTACAAAGGTATAAAACAAACCCAATTACCTCTGCTATTGTTTTTGGTGGGTTGGAAAATTTTGATGAATTTGAACAACTTTTTAATTTTATTAAATGTTTTAGACAATATAACCAAGATGATATAGTGGTATATACTGGATTTCATAAAAATGAAATTCAAGACAAAATCAAACGACTGACCGAGTTTTCAAATATTATTGTTAAGTTTGGTCGTTTTGTTCCAAACCAACAGCCACATTACGACGAAGTATTGGGGATTAAACTAGCTAGTGACAACCAATGGGCAGAAAGGATATCATAATGGCTAAATATAAAATTGTACTTGGTGATGATCGTGAACTTATCGCTGAGGTAAATAGACAACTCCAAGAAACAAAAGGATACTGTCCTTGTGCAATTATATGGGACCAATCTACGAAGTGTATTTGTCAATCATTTAGAGACGCTCTCGCAAGAGGTGAGGAAACAGAGTGTAACTGTGGCAAATACAAGATTATCAAAGTAGAAGATTAACAATACAAAATGATTGAAAGGATGATTGATTATGGAAGAGATGAAAACGGAAGATCTTAGAAAGATGCTACAAGATCTCGAAGCAGAACTTGAAAGAAGAGAGCAAGAAGAAAAGGATAAGTTAAGAGCAGAAAAGGAAATTCGCTACAAAGAAGTTCTTGATGCGTATGAGAACTTCGAGGAGCTTAGAGTGAAATTTGTAGAAGATTACGGCAGTTTTACTTTTAAGACCACGAGCAATCTGCCTCATTGGTGGAATATGTTTTCTATTTAAGGAGGTGATAGTATGACAGCAAAATTTGTAAAACTCAGAGATGGCGCACACATCCCCACAATAGGAAGTGAAAAAGCCGCAGGATATGATTTATACGCAAGCGATGGAACATATATTATGCCAGGACAGACAAGGCTGATTCCTACTGGACTCGCTATTCAGCCTCCAGAAGGGTTTTGTGCAAAAATTTATGCAAGAAGTGGATTGGCAACAAAGCGAGGTCTAAGACCTGCAAATTGCGTCGGGATCTGCGATGAAGACTATACTGGCGAGTATATGGTTGCACTTCACAATGACTCTCCAGAAACGCAGACTATTGAAGGCGGAGAAAGAATTGCACAGCTTGTGTTTGAGCCTTACTATCATGTGGACTTTGTAGAGGTTAATGAGTTAGATAAGACTGAACGAGGAGCAGGTGGATTCGGTTCAACCGGGACAAACTAAAATTTAATAGCGGCGGACTCAGTTTCGCCGCTTATTTTTTAAGGAGCGATATAAATGAAAGAAACTTATTATAAAATCATTGCCGCTTTAATCGGTATTATTATATTAATGGCAATAGTTATTGTTGCACTTCCACCAAAATTGGAAATTAAAGAGGTTGAAATTGAAAGAGAAATAATCGTTGAGGTAGAAAAAGAGCCTACATACAAATATAACATTAGTTCAGTAGAACGCGAAATGTTGGCAAGGTTGGTTTATCTTGAAGCGAATACAGAGAGTATTGAATGCCAAAGAGCCGTTGTTTCTGTGGTAATTAATAGATGGCAAGACGGTATGTGGGGAAATACTATTACATCTGTAATATATTATCCATATCAATTTTCTCCGTCTGGGCTAATTTACAAAACAACACCGACAGAAACGAATTATGCAGCCGTTGACCAAGTACTTAAAAATGGGTCAAATCTTCCATCACACGTCATGTACTTCCGTTCAGGATATGGATTTTCTAAAACTTGGGATGGATATGCGGAGTATGCTCAAATAGGAGATGTTTATTTTGGATATTTTTTAGCAGATAAATAATTCGGAGCGGCAAATTACTTGCTGCTCCCTATTCTTTTTTTTTGAGTTTCTACATATAAATAGAATGTAATAATTAATGGGGTAGAATATGGAAGGATATATTATTAAATCAGTCAATCATATGAATGGTTTTACAATTAAAAACTGTCAACCAAATATGGACGAGCTAGAAATACAAAAAATTAAAACAAGAATCATCAAACAACTACAATTTATTTTTTCCAATGACACTAAGTCGTTTGACACATAAGTAAACTTAATGGTATAATTCTCCTGTGATATAAAACATCAAAGGAGAGAGATACATGAAAGCAGTATACACAAGACAATCATTAGACAAAAAAGACAGTATATCTATCGAAACACAAGTAGATGAATGTACATCAAGAGCAGGTAATGCCACCTACAAAATATACAGTGACAAAGGCTATTCCGGAAAAGACACAAAACGTCCAGCGTTTAAAGAAATGATGGAGGACATTAAATCGGGAGTTATAGACCAAGTTATAGTTTACAAATTGGACCGTATAAGCCGTAACGTTGTAGACTTTGTACAAATGCATGAAACCTTCACTAAATATGGAGCATCATTCATAAGTTGCAAAGAGGGATTTGATAGCTCAACTCAACTTGGACGCTTACTTATGATGATGCTTATATCTTTTGCCCAGTTCGAGCGTGAAAGCATTCAACAAAGGGTTAAAGATAGTTATTACTCAAGGGGATCTAAAGGGTTCTATATGGGAGGAACAATTCCATATGGATTTACGAAAGAAAAAGTAATTATTGATGGAATTAATACAAGTCAACTTATTCCCAACGAAGAAGAAGCTACAATTCTAATTGAATTATACGAACGCTACGCACTAACAGACATTAGTCTGGGCAAACTATCTAAAGACTTAAATCAAAGAGGCATTAAGAGCAGTAATGGCGTATCATGGGACAGTGGCAAGATAAGCCGAATATTAAGAAACCCATTATATGTAAGGGCGAATGCTGATGTTTATATTTACTACCAACACAAAAAATGCAATATGAACAATCCAATAGAAGATTATATCGGCACAAACGGATGTTATATTTATGGTAAGCGAGAAGCCAATGAGCGTAAATATACAAATGTAGAAGATCACCACGTAACATTAGCACCACACGAGGGGCTTGTTGACAGTGATATATGGCTAACTGTACAATATAAATTGGACTCAAATACACAGATTCGTAATAGTGGCACTGGAAAGCACACATTCCTAACTGGGCTATTAAAATGTAGCAAATGTGGCTATGCAGTATGCGTCACTAGTGGTTATAAGGGAAGTCGATACTTAACATGCCGTGGTAAAACAAATCTGAAAGTGTGCGATGGATTGGGTAGACCTATTAAGGTCTTAGAAGTTGAGCAAGTCATACAATCAGAACTAATTACAAAAGTACAAGAACTGCGTGGAATTGCCACAGAAGATGCACCAATCAAAAGCAAAGAAGAAGTTAACAATCTAAAGATAAAATTGGCACAAGTAAAAGAACAGATAGATAATTTAATTGAAGGATTAGCAAATGGTAATGCAAAATTACTTCCTTATCTTAATGCGAAGATAGATGAACTTGATGAACAAAAATCAGAGATCGAGTCAAATATATTACAGAAATCATTAGAACATAGAAAGACAACAAACACAGATGCCATACTAGATAGAATAGAGCGTTGGGATGAACTAGACTTTGAAGAACAAAGAGATACTGCGAAGGCGATGATTGAAAAGATCTTAGTAGCGTCAGACGAGATAGATATTCAGTGGAAATTTTAGTTTACTTTCGTGTCCAGTGTTGATACATTGCATATAAAAGTAAACTGCCCTGTAACCCTTGTGGTTATGGGGTTTTAATTTTGGCGTAAAATAGGCGAAAAGAAAAAGGGCTACCTTTCGGTAACCCTTATTGCATTAAGCTCAGCAAGATGTCTCTAGGACTTGTTGGTGCTTGAGGTTGAATAGCAGTCGGTGTGAATGACAGTCCCTTAAGCGGTTCCAACGTTTCAAAAATCTGCATAGCATTGGTGTCATTTATAGTCTTGACAACTCTCTCGAAATTATTCTTAAAAGAGAGCACTTTCTGTTGAGGGAATTTTAATCCCGTAATTATAGCTATTGTTGTTGCCTCAGAAGTCCCCAAGAAAGTGTCGTAAACGCTACCAAGAGATGAGACTATACTGTTGATATCCAAAGATTTATTTGATGTGCTTATCCCTAAGTAGTAAGCGTTTTTACTTTCAATTTCGGCATATATTCCATTGTGTAATGATTCTATAATTTCTGGAGCGGTACTACGAGTCTTGCTCAATTTACCAATAACTGCAACTCCTGGGCAAGAAAGCATTTGCTTACGCTCAGCCTTGTCTATATTGCCGTGTACGCTTGAGTTTTGTAAATTGATGAAAGAGTCAAGTTCGCACGCAAAACGGCTATTGATGGCAAATTTGTCGCCTCTAGAGTTATCTAGCAGGAATGTTGCTCCTAATCCTTGAATTGACATTAATTCCGCGCAGGCATTATAAGCATTTTCATTTACCTTTGCAGAAGAGTGACCGTCGGGCAATATCATCACAGGGATGCAAATTTTGCCTATTTGAGTTAGGTATTTAAGTATTGGAGTAGATAAACCGCTACCAGTTCCTCCTCCTGCACTGTAAATTACAACTACATATCGTTGCGTAATTACGCTTTCTATTTTTTGAACAATATCTCCGAATGACTCCATTGCAAGCTGTAGAACTCTTTTACGATCCTTTGCAGCACCTTCGCCCGGGATTGCAATCTTGTGTACACCTTTAATGACCCCAAGATCCTCAGTGCTAGTATTAATGTACATAGTGGTATAGCCTTTACCCTCGAATAAGTTAGCGATATTACTTCCGGCTGCGCCAAGACCTAAAATTCCAAATTGGTTCTTCATATTACATTACCTCCAATAATAATTTTGTTCCATTTTCTGTGATGTAGTAGGTAGAAAATTTTCCATCCTTAACACCTTTGTTTATATATTCCTTGTTTTGAAGAAAACGAAAAGCTCTATTAAAAGTCGAATCGCTTTTACCTATATTGCAATAAGTCTTCATTTCTTCTGTTGTAATAGCAGTTCCTGCTGATGTTGCTTTGTTTTTGTATAATATTGTCATTAAAATCAAATGCGTTCTATTGATTGTCATACCGAAGCACTCCCCTATCGTTAATAGTCATTAAGGTGCATTCACCACCTTGAATTTATGATAGCACCCCAAACTCACCTTGTCAACAAAAATTTGACATCACCTTGTGATTTATTTATAATATTTTTGAGGTGATATATATGACAATGAAACCTGGAACTAAAACTCTAAGTTTGCGCATAGATGGGGAACTAAAATTTGAATTGGAAAAGGAGGCTGTAAAACAAAGTCGTTCCGTAAACAATTTATTAACTCACATCATAAAGCAGTACTTTGAAAACGAAAAGAAAAGGGGATACAGAAAATAATCTGTATCCCCTTAATTGGTTTATTTCTCTTTATCTATCTCACTCTTCATTCTCATAATCATTTTGCGATATATGATATGTAGGAAAGCTTTGATGATTATAATACTTCAGAATAAAGTCAAATTCGGCGTCTCCTTCGTGGTTTTGATGTAGAACGTTTTTGTATTTGTGATAAACAGTTCTAATATGCTCCATTTCCTCTGGGTGCAATCTAATACCTCTACGACATCTATTGCCACAGTCAAACAATTCAGCACGAATCCTATCTGCCTCGTTTTCTAAAACATTCGTTTCAACACGAGTTAGTCTATCCTCTAGGCATTGATTTGCTTCCAATAACTTATCTATTTTCTTATCCATCTTATCTATTTTCTCGTCTCTTTTTGTGTCTTTTGCTTTTCTCAGAAATGAATCAATCATTTTCTGTCTCAGTGGTTTAATGATTGTAACCATCAATGCTATGCAAGCGGAAATACAACCAACTACGGTTGCTATGTTTTTAAATAGTTCCATAACATTTCACCTCCTTAATATAAATTAAATTTGTTCTTTTGGAGGCTTCTTTTTTTATTTCCATTTGCCATTAACGACGATATTGAAGCTCACAGCATAAGCAGTGCCATAAGCATAATTATAAGCCATTGTAAAGTTTGTAGTTGTATGTGTAATTGTACCATTGGTCGCACAGTCTCCCCATCTGTCAACATACATAGCCGCTTTTGCTGGCGTGATAGTAACATTGTAATTCGTGTTTGCAAAAGCAAAAGGCAAGTCCATTTGAATGCTATTATTGGCATTAACATTGCCAGGAGTTACACTAACATTTCGCCAACATTCAGCAAAGCCGTTATTCCACTTGCGATATGTCCAGTCACCTTGTGTACCTTGCGCAACTACGAAATCTCCAAGTTTGCCTCCATTGAAGTTGATTGTTGTACTACCATTTCCAACACTCACCGTATTGCTACCATCTTTATATACCATAACATTTCTAGTATTTCTTGCATCATAAAGACCAATTGCAGTGTCGCTACTTGGGCTACCACCATAAATATATAAGTTATGTGGATATGTGGAATCGGGTGCATTAGAAAATTTAACGTGATTTTCACCTGCGGCACTTTGATTTCCGCCCATATAAATATGTCCAGCAATATACATATGATTTTTTAAAGTTGCAAGTCCACTAACAGTGGCGGCTCCATTTATCGTCGTCGCACCATCAATATTGACCGTGCTATTAAAATCTGCTGGCATCGAAACCTCAAACGCATCCTTAGTAGACATACCACCAATCGCAACACCCTTACCATTTGAGCGAATATTAATTGGTCTAGCCGCAGACTGAAGTGGCGCAGTAATAGTCTTAGTAGCTCCATAAGCATCCTTGATTGTAAACCTAATAACATAAGTGCTTGCAATAGCAAACGCACCACCACCATAAACACCACTCTTTGTTGTGGCAGTATCGGTCGCCGCCTGAAGCGTTGTTTCGGCAGAATACGAAGTTCCATTATTGCTACTATAAGCAACGGTCACAGTTCTCGTATTTTTGCCACCGACACTAGAATATGATGAGTTGATGGTGTATTTTGCATAAGTCCCACTCTGGGAAATGTTTCCACTAGAGTCACAACGTTGCACAGAAACTGGACCAATACTCGGAACAGCATATGGATATACTGTAATACTTACAGTTTTACTTGCCGTTCTGCCACGATTATCTTGCACCTTAACAGTATAAGTCACTGTGCCTGCAGTTTTAATAGCCGCAGTAGTAACAGTGTTTGCCGTTATAGTTGTAGAGTTACCAGATGAAGTAACATTCGAACCGCTAAAAGTATATGACTTAATTGTACTTCCACTTCCAGCAGTAGCAGTGGCAGTGAGTTTTGCAGTAGTCTTGCCTTGCACATATAGTCCACTTAATCCACTTGCCGCAATTGCCGCAGTAAAAGCGCTCACGGCAGGCACGATAGAAGCAGGCACATTTGCAGTAATGTTTTTAGATGTGGACGCCACGAGCGTCGTTCCATTATATGTCTGAAGAACCGCAGTTACCGTTCCACTCGTACTAGACGGAAACCAAGAGTGTGGTATCGTATAACTAAAAGCAGTTGTACCGACAGCCATAGTAATTGTATCCTTAACTGTAGTGCCAATCTTCAACTGGATTTTGTGATTAAACGCAGTTGAAGAAGGAGTAACAGTTCCAGATATTGCCGAGCCAGTATTAACGCTTGACGACACGGTAAAACTAGAGGATCGAGCAATCTTAGGAAGCGTGATTGTCTGATTGACAGTCATCGTACCAACCGAGTTATTACGATATGTACCGTTAATAACAAATGTGCCTGAAATATTACAGGTAGCAGTTCCGTCGCTATTATGTGTTACAGTGGCCGTTTTTGTAGCCAATGTAGTAGTTGTAGTGGTCGAACCACCATAACTAATTGATTTTGTGTAATTTGTTTTACTACCACCCACGGAAATATATGAGCCAGTCAAAGCAGTTGCATATAATGCGTAGTGGTTTACCAATTTCAAAGTAACCGTAACACTTGATGTGTTAGCGGTCGTGTTCTGTGTATATGAATACTCAGCCTGTAGAGTCATTCCACCGACTGATGTTCCGTTAATTGTTGCCATGTCTTTTCACCTCGTCTTTTAAGTTTCACTTCTATATACGCAACCAATTGCTTCAAGAGCTTCTGCTACCCTGGTAGGGAAATTTTCCTTGCAAGTGTCGCATAGACATTTATCATAATACTTGAAGAGTCCATCTGGTGTAAAAACATTTAATTCATAAACTCCAAGACGTTCGTAACCGCTGTTCGGATACTCTTCCGAGGTTCCAATAAGAACTTCACATTCGTCGCAGTAGAACTCGTGAACATTCTTGGTAATAGTTTCTGTAGTTGTAATAATCTTTTCCATAATTTATTCTCCTTTCTTATGTGTTTGCTACTATTGAAAGACTTCCGTTGCTTTCAATTACAAGGCTAAATTTTCCTAAATTTATAACTGGGGCTTGAAGCATTGTACTTCCAGAATATCTGCCGACAACATCTAGCGATTCGATATTGGCAGATATAGCATCTATAGTAGATGTCTCGACGTGATCTATGGTAAGTACATCATTATTAATCGACGAGTTTCCAATTTGAAGACCATTAGTACTATCTACCGAGAAGTATTCCTTGTACGAATCTATAGTTGACCTAAGATCATCAATCTCATCATCATATTTCGTCGCAGGAACCCAGTCGCTATCTGTGTAAGTGCTATTTGTATGTTCTGCCCTAAGCATAGTGCCAACCGAATATCCAGGAGGCGCATAGTCCGTACCAACAATCCACAAATCGCCCGCAAAGTAGTTGGAGGGCTTTGAAGCAAACACCTTATTCTCGTCGTTTTTATCATCAATAGTGACAACGCCTACATACTCGGTGCCGTTAAACTGCATCTTGCACATATAATTGTTACTAAAGGATACGTCGTCACGAGATACATTAAAGTAAGAATTCGTTGCTTCTGAAACTGCAACCCAGTCGGTACCATTATGGCGATACCACTGGAATGTTGCACCAGAAGTAATTTCAACATCTCCAAAGTATGCAAATGTTTGAAGTAAAATAGTTGGAACGCTTGTTGACAATGCATAACCATTGTTTGAATAAACCTGGAATGTTACGGCATTGTCACCTGTTGCACCAGGAGCACCCGTCTCGCCATCTGAAACAAAAGGTATAATTTGTTCATCAAGTAATGTCGTAGTACCACCAGCCAAGTACATTCTTGCTCTAACAGCCTTGTAGGTAGCAGAAGCAGCAATAGATGCTGTCGCCTCATTTGCTGTGGAGGTATAAGAATCGATATAAGTAGAGCCGTCCGTAGAGTATGCTAAAATCCATCTAGCAGCATAGTTTGCTGGAGCACCAGTTCCAGTCTGAATTCTACCAGTGAATGTTAATGTTGCGGGAGTGCATAGTATATCGCCACTTGATGTCTTCTGTACTGCACTTGCATTTGATACAAGCCAATACGAAGAAGAAGCTGGACCAACAGAACCAGTACCACCCGTCGCACCCTTAAATGCAATAGAGTAGGTAAACATCTTCGTAATGGAGATACTACCAACTTTAATAACAATTGGAATGGTTCCACCGGGACTTATAAATGCTGTTGTGCAAGTAAATGTAATTGTCGGAGATGTTCCACTCAGTGCATTACATTGGAACGACAATCCAGCAATGCCTGTGGCCGTTGAAGCCGTTGATGCCGCTATGCCGTTTACCGAAACGATAGTAGCAGACTGAGAGGTTGTACCCTTGTAAGACAAAACTTGTGTTGTCGCACTAGATGCTATAGCCGCAGATGTGCTACCGGCAAATACGTGAGATTCGTTTGTCAATAGAACCGTATATGCATCTGCTCCAGCGGCACCAGTATCACCTTTGTCGCCTTTGAACAATGCCCAAGTATAATCGGTAGCTACGCTACTTTCTGTGCTTGTCGTCTTGTTGTATGCTAATCCTATATACAACTTTCCAGTAGGAGAATCACTCATATTAGCACCAGAAGCATTATCTGCATATTTAATCCAAGTGTAATACTGTTGACCATCGTTTCCCTTTGGCCCAGTCGGTCCAGTTTCGCCCTTGATTAAAGACCACATATAGTCAGAATATGTGCTAGATTCTGTCGCTGTGGTTTTATTATAAGACAAGCCGATATATGTTTTGCCTGTAGGGTCGTTGCTCATACCACTAGTAGGAGTATCTGCATACTTAATCCATGTGTAAAGTTGTTGCCCATCATTACCTTTTGGACCTTGCACACCTTGATCTCCCTTGTCACCCTTAATAAGAGTCCACTTATATTTAGTAGGGTCAGTTGAGTCATCCTCGGTATAATCAGTGTACTGGCCAATATAAGTCTTGCTAACAGAATCGCTCACGCTAAAGCCAGACTTTCCATCTGCTGAGGTTGCGTATGCTATGTGTAAATAAGATGTCTTACCATCTACACCATTCGTTCCTGCAATACCTTGGTCACCCTTGGCACCCTGTGAACCAACAAATCTACTCCAAGTGTACTTGGTATAATCCGTGCTATCATCTGCTTGGTCGTCAACATAAGTACCGATATAAGTAGAAGGGGTTTCGGTCATTGGATTACCATTAGAATTGGCAGAATACTTAATGTGGAAGTACGAAGGCTTCCCATTTGCACCTGCTGGACCCTGAACTCCCTGGTCGCCCTTTGGTCCTTGAATACCTTGGATACCTTGATCGCCTTTATCTCCCTTTGCGCCATCTGTACCGTATCTCGCCACGCTATCTGCATATTTTCCATCTGAAAATATAGTTCTTGTCCAAAGATATGGACTGGTTGCACTTGTTGCAACTACGGCTGAAGACCATTCATTAATTGGTTTACTAGGCGGTGTTGAAGCAGAAGTGTGGGCTGCATATCTAACTTCGGTTACGCCAACAGAGGTTCCAGAGTCACCCTTCACTCCATTAACGCCTTGTTTCACATAGGTATATGTGACCGTATTGTCTTTGTCGTCGTCTGTATAATCAATGAGAGTACGAGTCCATAAATAATGACCTTCAGGCACTACAACCTGAGATATATCGTCTTTCCAATCACTCTCATTTTGAGGTGGTTTGCTTGAGGTTTGTGTTGTACCATATTTAACTTGGACGGAGCGAATGCCAACACCCTCTGGTCCAGCATTAACTTTTGTCCAGTTTAACTGAAGTGCGACACTGGCAGGACTAATAACAGGAATGGAAAAATATCCATTATTGCTCAGTGCCGAGCCCATATTATTATCTTTATCGTCAATTTTTGAATTAACAGAAATCTTCAATACGACTTCGCTCTCAAGTTTGTCGGTCGCCTCTTGGTCAATTTCAACATTCATTCCAATCAGTTCAAGACCTGCGTTCGTTACATTTAAACTACCAAGAGTTGGCCTTTCTCTTGTCGTCCCCTTATATCCCACAATAGATGTATAAACAGTTTGATTGCCAACATTGCCGTTTGCATCTGCCACAAATGAAATATGCTCATTGCTTAAAAATACAATCGGGGCATCGTCTCCTGGGTCTCCTTTACCACCATCAATACCATCAAACACTTTGTATAGAGTTAAAGCGTCCTCTGCATTATCATAGGTTGCTCTTAAAGCAATAGAAGTGCGACTATTGAGATGCTCAACATTAACAGTCGCAACATCGTTGCTATTATTAATAGATATAATAGTTTTGCTATTGATATCTTGAATAATCTTGCTTGTCATCTCTGTCCAAGTTACATCTGTATCATATTTATACCACCACTTAATTCCACTATTATCATCAATATTAACAGTATGGGCAGTAACGGTAATTGCCTTAGGCGTAATGGTCTTGCCATCTTTACCAACTTTGAATACCTGGGCACTACCAATAAGTGTGATAATCTTGGCTGGGTCGCCTGCTGGACCTTGGATCTGACCAGCGTTAATAAAATAGTCACTTCCACCGTTTAGTACAGAACACACATAGAGATCACCACCGTAAACATACGCATCTCCAAGTTCGGCAGCGGCGATAACACCGTCATCATAAGTAATTTCCCAGTAACTTGTACCTTCAACCGGTTTTACACTCTTTGCGGTGCCAAGAATTCTAACGCTCGTTCCATCTGCGCCTTTTTGACCATTAAGACCAGTGTCCACACGAGTAAAGGTGATGCGTGTAGAAGCCTTGATGTCTTGGTAAGTAGCTTCGCAAGTATAAGTAATAATTGCATTATCTTTTAATATATTATCTTTTATGATTATTTTTCTTTTATCTCCGCTAATATCTTCAATGGAATTGTCGCTCATTTCTGTCCCGTTTTTGTACCATTTAATGGTTGTGCTATTGTATTCTGCTGTTGTCATAGCCCTCGAATCCAAGAATACATCCATTGAAAGAGTTAGTTTATCGTCGCCTTCTGTCCAGTCAGGAGTGTATGCCTCCGACTCGGCCTTATTTTGATTGTAAATTTGCACAGTAGGCAAATTGCTTGTAATATAAACCTCTAACTTTCTAGAATCTGTTTGATCTATAAATGTTATGGGTGTAGATTGAAATGTCTTCATTCAGAGGCACCTCCTTCTGTTGTAAATTTAGTTTCGTCAAACGTAACAGAGCACGCAAATTGGGCATTACGTTCGACATCTTCATGCGTAATTAAAATTTTGTTTGGAATTGCCTTTCCACCAGCGTCCTTAACATATGTTGGAGTCCAAGTCGAATCGAGCGACTTACTCCACTTAAATTCGCTGCCGGTTTGAGCAAGAACTTTATCTGTGATATCTACTGCATTGTCGTATACTTTGCAGGTGATGATGCAATTATCAGAACGATTGAGGAATACAGTTAAGCCATCATACTCAAGAAGTATCTGGAAACGATATGCGTCTTCAAGTTCTTTGGTAGCATATTTGGCGTTGCCTTCCGGACCAAGAATTTGAACAGAACCATCTTCGTTTACTATGAATCGACCAGCATCTCCTCCGATTTCCATTCTGCCTCCAAAAATTTCAGAACCGGAAATGTAGCCCGATACCACGGCATCGCTGAGAACACCCCATCGTTCTTCACCATTGAATTCAAACTTACCAAAGCAAGATTTTGAAGTATTCCAGTTGTCGGCAGTAAATACCAATTTGTTATTAATGAGTGCTACTTGCTCATCTTCATACTGATTTGTTGTACCCTCAATAAGCTTACGACCAATTAGTCCGTTATCACTAATCTCAACACTCTGACCACTAGCGTTTCTGATTTTAAGCGCAGCATCTTGTAAACCGTTATTAATGTCGCTTTCGAGTTTGTTGGTTTTATCAACAGACTTCTGCCACGAATTGCCTGACTTCGCTACTTGCTTTCCGGCGGTAACTGCTTGTGATAGTAACTCTGCGTGCTTATCAATTTCACTCTTGGTTGTTACAAGGTTTCCAAATGTACAAGAGAAGTCACTCAAATCATCAAAGTTCAAGTTGACTTCAAGCAGTCTTGTTCTCTTAACATAACCTTCTCGAATTTCAACCTTAATAAAATTACCAAGCTGGAAATATTCTACTAAAGGTTCGAATTCGGGCAATGCAAGTATATTTGCCATTGTCATAGAGAATTCAAGACTTGGTTTACAAAGAGATTTTAGTTCTTTTTCTGCCGCCTCCATCAGTTCTTCGCAAATAGAAATTCTTTCTTCTTCGCTTTCATAACCAGTAAGCAAGAAATTAGAATCGTTATACTCATCTTCTTTGATGAATGGAGATAAGCGTAACCATAAATCGCCATCTTTAAAGAACTCGCTCATTTCCGTTGCGTCTCTAATATATTCCATAATCATTTGATACACACCTTGAGAGTTTGCGTATGCAACATATGGCGTATCGTCTTTAAGATAAACGGCGAATGTATGACCACTAGTTACAACATATAATGTTTTGGAGTTGGTCGTGCCGTCGTATGTGCCAAAATCCTCTTGGCTTGCTATTGATATAGGAGTATATACTGCCATTGTGTTATGTTTAGTATAATACTGCTCAACGGCGCTATATGGCTTAGTATTTTTGCTATAAATTATTGGATCGAACGATGTCGTAAATGTATATAATTTATATGGCGCATCAACGAGCTCGCCAGTACAAGTGTAATCACTCTTAGCGTTATTAATTACCTTTAGTTCTGCTAGATGCTTTTTTGCAGCCAATTCCATTTCTTCCGTTAAAGACTGACCACCAGATAAATCAATCGTGTCATCCACGGCATATCCGTTCAAGCAATATTCTGATTCGCGCTCTTTAATAGTTAAATACTTTTGAACTGCTCGTAGCTTATTATAGTTGTCAAGATATCTCTGATAGTTTTCATAGTTATACTTATCATCCTTGGATGCAGTGGCTCCGGCACCAGTCAGAGGAACCCATTTCTGAGTGGTCGAATTGAACTCATAAAGCTGTCCATTAGTGCTATTTGTGTCAAGCCATCTTGTGCCATTCTTATAATCTCCATCCGGTTGCTCGTCTTGCACTATGCATTGGTATTTCTCTTGAGAAAACATCGCCTCTGTCTGTGTTTGGAAAAGGGATGTGTATATTTTATGCTTTTCTTTTAAAAGATTAACACCGCAAGACTTAAGGTAATCTTCTGAAACTTCTAATATTCCAGTATCAGTCACAACTACCTCGTCTTTTGCCAATACAAAATATGCACCCATAGTGCCAATATAAGTTACATCGTATTGGCTTAAATTCATTTTTTCAGCAGTCAATTCTCCATTTATCCACTCTCTCATGGTATAGTGGTCGGCATCTTCAGGGGTACCATGAGATGCTCTTACTACAATGGATTGTATTTGATAATTATTTGTATATAAATTACCGCCAAAATTAGCCTTTTGAGTATTAAAATCATTTCCATCTTTGATATCTATTTTAGCAAAGACCCCTTTGTCGTTTTTGGAATAATAATTGTAATATTCATTATACTCAGACGCTATGGCATTATGATCGTCATAAATACGAATCGTCGCAACATCTGACGACGCATTTTTAAGTTTGAGCAAGATATTGTCATTTTTATTTCCTTGAGTATCTTCGTCTATATGATATTGATTAAGTTTCTTAATAAGTGCGTTTGTGGAATTGGTTATCAAATTAAGCATAACTTGAAATTTATTATCCGAAGAAATATATTTTAACTTATAACCATTAACTACAAACTCTTCGCCGTCTTTAATGTTGGTAATTGGCACAGTCAATTGCTCATCATAATATAATGTTCCAGTTACAAATTTGGTTGAATCCGTAACATCCTTCATCATAGTCTCCGCCGTATAAGCCGTATCTATGGGCGTATAAATGCAGAACAATTTCTTAAACTCATCGCCAACGAGAAGAACATTATTCTCAGAAGGAACAGCGTGCATTAATTCGTGATATCTGTTGTTAGCTGACACCCAACCCTGCATAGCATCTGGGTAGGATATAGGATATTTGTCACTCGGCGCACCATTAGAGTCTAAACCAGTCTGAGCTTCTTGAATTTCTTCAAGATAATCATCGTACTTCTCAAACAAATCTTGTTCCATCCAGTCTTCGGTGTGATAAAAACTTAAGTCCATAATCTCGTTACGACCGAGATTAACCTCTCGGATATCGAGGTTATCAGAGCCCGTTACTACGAGTTTTGTCTTAATATTGTCTGAACTGTAAGATACCTTACATTCTGAGGCAAGATTGTTTTTACTAATATAAACGTCAGTTTCCCAACGGGTACTTGCCTCATTTTCAATTTCGTCATCTTCTACCTCTTCGTAGCAATGAACCAATCCCGTTAAAGAGTCCCACACAAAAGTACATCCAAATGTTTCCGACGCATTGTTATTAAGAAAGTCATAAATTGAAATTCTAGACTCACTAAATTTTCGCTCTCTTCGCCATAAAGATTGATCTACATTTCCTATACTCCACTCAGGAATGTTTTCAAAAACAAGATGTAGAAGACTAAGCCCAGTTCTATTTGGATTATAAAACTGTACATTGGGAAAGTTTTTCATATAAAGCTTGTCTGCTAGTTGTGCGTATTGTGCGTTGCTTTTTGCAAGTAATGTATTATACTCATTCTCATCTGCTATTTGCACTTGCTCATATGTGTAAGAGTCGCTATCTGTATAGTTTCGTTTATAGTAACTCTCATATGGATCGAAACTGCCTGAAGCAAACTTGTAGAACGAGTCTGCATCGGCACTGTAATCAAGACCAAATGTTTTTTCATTATATAGCACTTCCACGCTATCAACATCACCAGTGTTGATGTGAAAATTAGTTAAATACTTATTCGAAGTTGCGTATTCCGCACTAAAGGCAGATACAGACTTGATATCGTTATCGCTTGAAGTGTCGTCTATGTCTTGAAGGCAAAATAGACCATAGCCTTCCACTAACACATTGCGGGGTGCTTCCACCTTATCGTACAACGGATGCACTTTGGTTTCTCCATCAATTAAATCCACATATGTGCGTTGGATTTCAAAGGTCAGCTCACTATACTGTCGCCATTTAGCATTAAGGTTGACATTGGTTGCAGGCAACTGACCTATCACTTTGCGAGCCGTGTTGCATAAAAATATTCTCGGTGGTGTTGGATTTAACAATTGGTCTCTAGGAATACTAAGTTGCATAAGACCACCACCTTAAAATTCGCCCACTTTACGGACTTCACGCCATTCAATCGTTACTGTGCAATTTCCTTCAACAGTCAACTCGTTTTTGCCATCATACAACTCAAGCCACACTCTGTTAAAATCATCACCAAAGATGCGTTTATTAAGAGATGTCTTAATAATTTGATTTGCTCCATCCACCGTAACTGTTTCTCCAGATGCGTTATTAATCACTTCAAGCGAATTGTATGTATTAGACACATTGAAGAAATCTGTATGTTTATTGACAACGTTAATATCATTACCATTTGTTTGAATTGTAACACGAGGATAAACAGGTTTGTTGCCATCTGTATCTATATTAATTGTAATTTTATTGTCCGTCGCTGTGATAGTTTTAGTGACAGTATAAAGGTCGGAAAGAGCAAATGGGGATATGCTATCCCAAGTTGCAGTTATCGCAATAGTGCGATTGTTAGCTAACTTATAGGTTTGTAAATCTACAAATCCGCCAATACTTGCCCAAGACACAACATTACTATCGTCATAATATGTCTCAAGGAGTGCGGTCGTGTCTTTAGATGTCAACCATTTAAGTACTGTGCGCACCTCATCCAGCTCGAAGTTTCCAAAATTGGATTTGATGAATGTGAATTTTGGTGCAAAGGTTTCTGTGTACTTAAATTTATGTATTCTTTTATATCTTCCATCGTGTGATTCTGACGCGACGGCTTCTCTGTTTAAATATGTGCCAACTTCACCGTTGTCGCTATCAAGAGCGACGCATGTAATTATGTCTGGTATATTTAATTCATTGCTAAAGATACCTGAGTATCTTATTCTATGAGGACTTACCATAGTGGCTTTCCCTCCTTAACTACTTCAATATTTTTGTTCATTTAAATCTTCTCCTTATAATTAGCAAGAGGTGGGGATTGCTCCCCACCAAATGCCAAGTAATTGTTTGTTTTAACGTGCAAAACGCTTAAGTGAATAGTTAAGAGCCTTGCTAAAGTCGTCAATCTTCTTGTCTACCATCTGTTCAAGTTTTGGCAATGTGTCGGAATCTACGGTATCTACGTGAACGAGGCTTTCGAAGTTGAATTCGTTCTTAAAGTCGTTCTTTGTGATATTAGGCACGATTGCCGTTAGGTTCTTATTCATCAGGTCACTCGTTGGAATTTGAGCAAGCTCGAAGAGTTTTTGAGTCATGTCAGCAGGAACGATACCTGTACCTTTACGAACGAAAGAGAGATTCCCATCCTTACCTGGAACGAGTACCAATTCGTCTCCGAATTTTGGCTCGTCGGTAATTGCCCATTCGTCACGAGGTGTGCCGGTGGTACCTTTGGCGTATTGAGGCATTGGTCCAGGAATACCGAAACCAACCTGTCTAAACCATGAGCCAACAGGTTGTTTGTTTAAGTATGCCATTAATGCTTCATAGGTTTGCTTATTGTACACACCATTATTTAGCACACCAATCTTCTTTTGCATCTTCTTAACCGCTGCCCTAGTTGTATCATCAAATATGCCGTTTGCAGTTATATTAGTACCGAAGAACTTGTTTAATATCTTTTGCAAGTTCTCAACATCTTTTGAGTATGCTGGTTGAGGACTTCCTTGTGGAACATATCCGCCTCCACCCCCGCCACCACCTGTATACACAGAAGTGTCTTGAACATCATACAAGTCTTGTAAATAACCCTTGGCAGTCTCAACATTTTTCTGGATACTGGTTACAATGCCGTTTACCTTGTTACTTACAGCAGTAGCAAAAGCATCTCCTGGGTCAACATTTGCGTCATCCCAAACAGAAGTAAGATAATCTGTTGCCTTAGTAGAAAATGTGCTGAACACACCTCCCTCGGCAACCCAAGAATTCATTAAACCAAGACCCTCTTCGCCACTATAACCATCTTCTCCCATAGCATCTATTGCAGACTGCCAAGGATCAACAATTGCACTATCAAGCGCAATACCAAGACTGTTATATGTGTCTAGTATCGTAGGTGCGTTCACAGTTACAGCAGATGTTACACCTTGGATAAATGTATCCATATCTTGCAGTGCTAGATCGAGGTTTGTACGAAGGTTTTCGACGAAACGGTTCATCGTTTCTTCGTAAGCAATTGATTCGGCTTCGAGTGCTTCTTGCTGAGACTGCTTAGAGTGATCGTAGTACGTGTCGTTAAGCGACTCACGAGAATCGTACAATTCAGCTTCTAGCTTACGACGCTCGGCAACATCACTTGCGTTGGTTGAACCAGAAAGTGATGCTATGCGACGCTCAAGTGCCGCAATATCTTTGGATTGCTTTTGAACGTTCTTCTTGAAATCGTACAAATCTCTTTCAGCATCAAGTGCCTCTTTTACATTTTCAATGTAATCTTGGTAACTTTCAATGAGTGTTCCAAAGTACTCTTCAACAGCGTCTACTTGAGACTCCCACATTCCAGCAATATCTTGCTCAGTATCGCTAACAGAAGATGCATAGTTATATTGCTCGTCTGTTAATTTCTGTAGATAGTCGTAGTATTCTTGTTCGGAGTGGATGCCGTAATTGTCTGCGAACCACTTTGCATTTGCTTTATTATATTCTTTTGACTGAAAAGTTTCGAGAGCCTTGCTTGCCTCGTTTAGGCCGTTCCTATAATATTCAAGCGACTGTACATAAGAACCGAGTACGGCGACACCCTTTTCGGTCCAGTTACCTTCGTCGTCGAACCAATCTTCTTCACCGTCAGGTGCAATGAGGTCTCTTATTGTTTCAAGTTTACCCGCAAGGTCGTCGAGACGACTGTTCAGTTCCTCAAATTTAGACCATTCAAGGTTACCAATAGCGTCCTGAAGGTCAAGTACCATATCACGCACATCATCAAGTTCAGAAAGTGTATCGTTATAAATTTGGGCCGCTTCCCACCATTCGTCCGAACCTTCTTTTCCAGCGGCTTCGAGCTCTCTTAATCTGTCTGCTGCTCCCTGAAGTTTTGCCTCAAGGAATGCTTCTTTTGATTCTTCACCTTCGGTTAACAAGGCAATTTGGTCTTTGTAGTAATTTGCGTCAGCCATCTTACCTTGGGCTTCGAGGAAGTCTATGTCGTTTTGGATTTGGTCGTATTTTGCTTGGTTGGCAGAAATACGGTTGTCGTAATAATCCATTAGGCTCTGGAATGCATCTTCGACTTCTGCCGCAGCAGTGTTACCAGATGAAGAAATTGTGTTACCAATATTGGCAATCGTAGTGTTAGTTAAATTCTGAATCGCAAAAACTTGATCTTCGATTCCTTGATATATACTATCATCTACATTTGCGTCTTCCATCTCTGTTTTTAAGAGTGCAAGATTAGATGTTACTAAACTCCAGTTAGCGTCTGCTTGACCATATGTTACCTCGGTTAACTGTTTTAACTTCTCAATGTTACCATCTAACAATGCGGTTCGAGCAGTCTCAATAACGCTTTGTGCTTGCTGTATACCCATATCCGTAACACGAGCAACAGTAAGTTGATATAATGAGTCCTTGTTAAGATTTAATTGACCGTTCTCGTCATATAACAAGGCGATATATTTTGGCTCAAGTTGCAGTATCGATTGCAACGTATCAACAGAAACATAGCCACTTTCACCATACTCTTTTGCAGCGTTAGCAAGTGTATCGTATATACTTTGGGCCTCGTCAATGAGTTCATTCTTATCGATTAAGTTGATTTCAAGTGTTAAGCCGTGTTTGTCTAATTCTGCTTGTAGTTCGTTTTCTGCTTCTGTTGCTGCGTTATTAGCGTTGGTTACATCTATTTCGGTAACTTTTGCAGGAATTTGAATGCTATTATTAGCAGTTTCTGCGCTGTGTACCTTTGCTTGAGCTTCCGCAAGCAAATCATTGTAATCTTTTTTGTACATAACTGTTCCATCGCTGAGAACCACATAATAATCGCTCCAATATGTTTGTCCATTGTAACTCCATCTATCACCTAAAGTTGGACCGCCTTTGACGTGTGTAGCTACATCTTTTAAATCCTTAACATTCTGAATCTTACTCAACTCTGACCTTGCAGCACCTAATTTTTCTTCTGCTATGCCTTTGGCATTTACTGCATCATCATATGTTGTTTGAGCAGATTTTTTATCCAAGGCTTCCTGTTTTTTCTTTTCTGCCGTGATAGCCTTTTCTACAAGAAGTCTGTCATTTTCGCCGTCAAGTTTAATACCGTATTCTTCTTCGACTGCTTTAATTGCATCACTTTGGCTAGTGCCATTCTTAACTCTTTGAGCAATATCCATCGCCATATTTTTCTTGAGTTTTGCATCAAGAAAATCTTTGGCATTTGTAATACCAAGGCTTTGTAAGTGGCTAATAGCAGTAATATACTCCTTTTGTGAAAGAACGCCAGATGAAAGAATTTGATCGACGTAATTTTCTGCCAGTGTTTTTGCTGCTTCTTGTGCTTCTTCCATAGTAGCGGTTCCAGAACTTACAATTTCGAAAAATTCTTTCCAGCCGTCTATATCTCCAAACTTCTCTTCGAGACCAAGTAGTGTATCTGCAGACACGAGACCTTCCTCGTGAAGTTCTTTGAAGGCATTTTTAAGGTCATTAACGCCACCAGTTAATTTTTGAATTTGTTTAATGGCATCATATGTTTCAATCGAATTAATGGCTTCGTCCGCGGCTTTCTTTTGGTCTTTGAAATATTGCTCGGTTTCATAAACAGTAAGTCCAATATTATAAAGACGAGTTTTGAATGCGTTGTAGGCTTCTTCATCGCCATTAAATGCATCTGCTAGACTTATTTCTTCTCCGGCTTCTGCAGCCTCTTCCATTCGTTTCTTGATTTCTTTTAATTCTTCAGAAGCTTCATCACCAAAGATACGAGCAATAAGATTTGCTTTAGCATCTGAACCACCCATCATCACAGCATAAGTATCAACCCATGTTTGCATTTGTTGATAATATTCTTTATCCGCAGGGTTTGTCAATTTATCTGGATCAATAGAATTCAAATACTGTTGCATTTGACCAACATATTGAGCCATAGTTCCATCAAATTCACCGAGTTTTGCTTGTGCATCTTCCCATTGAGACTTTAATTGCTTGTATTGTTTTGTATCATTTGGATCAGCGTTTGCATATGCTTTATAGGCTTCATCTCTAGCTTTCTCTAGAGCCTCACGCTCATGCCTCATGTTGCTAATGACATCTTCGGCAGTTTTTTCGGAATCATACTTAGAGCTAGCCCTAGATCCTCCAATAGCTCCGCCAAGCAAATTGCCACCAAGTGCTCCTGCTCCCATAAGAACAGGTGCGGCAATATTCACACCTGGTATAAAAGATATAGCCAATCCAAGCGCCATACCTGCCGCAGAACCCCAAGTAGAACCATTTTCTTTTGCTTCTGCTTCTCGTTCAGACTTAGACTTATCGCTATAGAATGAAGTTTGACTCAACGTTTTTTGAGATGCATTAATTGCAGCCAGACCAGCGGCACTCTTTAATGTTTCTTCAAGTGTTTTTGCAAGTTCAATCTGAGCTTCAAGTTCTTTTGTTTGCTTTTGCAGATTATTTAACTCTTCTTGTTCGACAAACGACAGAGTGCCCATAGACATAAGTTCGTCTATTCTATCTGTAGTTTTGTCTAGTTCTGATTCCAAACTGCGAAGTTCGGACTGAGCACTAGAAAGTTCTTGATTCAGTTCTTCGAATTTTTCCCGTGCTTCTTCTGGGGATTCATTTATTCCTTTGCCCCATTCATTAAGTCCAGTCCATAGTTTTCCAAGTAAATCCATTACTGTTGTAATCGCATACATAGTAAGCATAGATTCTGCTACTTGCTTTGCGAATGTTCCGACTGCCTTTGCACCGGCAACAAATCCAGTTTTTAGTTTATCTCCAGCATTAAGACCAGCGGTACCAGTCTTTTTTGCTTGATTTTCGACTTGTTTGAGAGCTTCTTCGCCTTCCAATACTTTGTTGTTGGCAGCATCATAATTGTCTTGCAGTTCTTTCTGTTTAGCCGAATCTTCGTCCGTTGGATAGTCTGGCTTGTCAAGCAGTGACTTGTTGAAATCATCTAGGTCTTTCTTTGCCTTTTCTTGTTCAATGCGGAGCTTTTGAAGATCTTTGGATTTTTGATCATAATCTGTAATATGACCATCTAAATCAGCGACCTGTTTTTTCTTTCTTTCGATTTTTCTATTGTTTCGTTTACTTGGCTCCTTACCTTGGAGTTCTTTAATTTCTGCTTGTAGGTTCTTTAGTCTATCTTTCGCCTCGTCTATTGATTGGGCGTTGAATAGACCACCCCAAAGGTCTCCCTTAAAGTTCTTTTGGATGAGGTATGTGCCGATACCAATGATAAGGGTTTTTACAACGCCAAGGTTGTCAATGAATTTAATAAGTTCTGTTCCTGCTTGGACGATGAATTTTACGAGATCGTCGTCGAGGACATTGGACCACATTGACTGAAGGGCGTTGTTAAATTGGTCGATACGTCCTTGGATTGAATCAAGGTAACGTTCCTGTAATATTAAATTCGATTCGCTACATCGAATTGACATTAATGTCCTTTGGCTTTCACCAAAGCATAGACTATATCATTGTCCATAAGATGGACACCCTCCGCTGTCTCGCCAATCGCTTGCGAGCACTTAGTCGTTGAAGTTTTCTCTATTCGAGACTTACCTGCTGATTATCCATTATATAGTATTTAGGATTTAACCATATACCATCTATACTATTTTTTCTACTTTCGTTACCATCGCACTTAGTTATATTTCATTCTTATGCTGTGGTTAGTATAGCTTTAGGATTTCCCAGCAATTCAAAGGGTTGTTTTTCGAACTCGTTACCGAGAACGCGAACTAAGTAAATGGACAATTATCCACTTAATTCTCTTTTAATGCACTCAAATATATTCAATAGGGTCATTACTCCTATCAGTTATTAACTATAATCATTTTGTCTTGTGATATGTATCGTTGCAATTGCAACATTACAAACTCTTCTAAATTATCCTTTTCCCAATATGGAACTCTAATTAACGGTATATTATTGGCTTCGCAATACTGTGTCTTAATCGAATCATGGTATTGTGTTTTGAGAAAATTTTTACAAGCATTTTCATCGCTAATTCCACCAAAATTAACGGGGTGATAATGCTGCTCTCCATCATATTCAACTAATATATTGTGTTCTGATAAATATATATCAAATGGCAAAGGTAATTGATCTCTACAGTCGCTATATTTTTTCTGTCTTTCAAGTTTAAAGCCTCGTTGTACTAAAATATCACCCAATTTCTTTTCATTTGGTGTCGCAGAACATTCCGAGCAACATCCGCCATGTAACAAATTGTCTGGTGTTGTCGACCACCGATATCCACACTTTTTACACATAACTCGCATTGGAAGTTTTGCTTGAATATATTCCTCTAGTATTAACACATCTGGGTTGATTTGACTCAATTCTAATAAAAATTGATCATTAGATTTAGTGCTATTTTTATTAGAAGCAATTCTACCGCATTCTGGACAACCACACCCTCCCAATAATCTATTTGGGGTTGGAGCCCAAATAGTTCCATCTATTAAACACTCACATTCAATTGGAGTATCCGCACTAATATACTCTCCTCTAATTTGAATATTTGGATTTATATTATATAATTCTTTGCAAAACGATTCTGTGGTTTTATTTCTTCCAATACAATAAGGACATCCGATTTTCATTCTTCTAATCGACTCCAATGATGTTCTTTGAACCCCTACATCTCTATGTGTCGGACAAATATAATAAACACACAATTTACTATCTTCACGAGTAATTTTAACAAATTCCAAGCCTTTCGATTCGGTTAATTCTTTTGCGTTATAGTCTTCCAAGTCTTTTTGGCAACCATTCTTTTTATTTTCTTTTCCACAATATTTACACCCTTGTCCACGATGAAAATGAGCCCAATCAATTAATTGAACGCCCATATCCTGATGTTTCAAGCAAATGTATTGTAACTTAACTTCGCAATTAATATACTCCGTAGACAATAACTCATAATGTCGTTCATCAAACGCTAGTTTTACTTGCTCATAATTAACTTTTCTCATTATCTCACCTCCTTATTTTATAATTATTTTGTTTTTATATAGTTAATAACATCTCGTACTTTCATACGAAGTTTAGACTATTTCTTTCTCTCCGCCATTATGCGCTGAGAGTAGACCTTTTCGGATGCCAATGATTTACACCCTACTCCTTTCGGATAGTCGTTTGACACATCCCTATTCGGGACTTCGCGCCCAAACACCCATTGTTACAATACTTAGGATTTTGTCCATATATCATCTCTATTGTTGTTTTACTTTCGTTACATTCATATTGATTTATTTCATCCAATATTGTAGTAATAGAGCTTTAGGGTTTACTGGGTTTAGATCTATTCTTTATGCACATTTCTGTACATTCGGGCAATGTTGTTTGCCTGCACTTTTAGCAGACGCTTCAATTGCTTCTTCTACTGTATCGAAGTTTTGAATTAAAGCGCTCAAAGTATTTGCTTGTCTTTTTCCACCCATTAATTCGAGAGCAGATGCACGTTGGATATCATTCATATCCTCCCACGCACCGGCCATTTCTCTAAGAATCTGCGTTGTATTCTTAAATTCCGTAGGACTAGCCATTATATCTACTTTTCCGCCAGTTAGCGCCAATAATTTTGCTTGGAGTTGGGATGTAGTTGTAGCCATATTTTCAATATCCAACCCGGCTTCTTCCAACTCCGTCTTACTTCCGCGCAAACGCAAAGTAAGTGTTTTTAGCGCAGTACCAACGCTTGAAGGATCATTGACAACCTCATTGGCCGCCGTAATTAAGGCAATACTTTCATCAAGAGAGTTCTTACCTTCGTTCAACGCACTCGCAGAAAGTCTTAGCGCTTCGCCAATGCCTTGTGAAGTTATTGCGAACCGGTTACCAACTTCGTTGAACTTATCAACGATTGCCATCGATTCAGTCGCTTCAAGACCAAATCCTTTCATTGTACTGATAATGCTATCTGCCGCATCTTCAGTGCTTGCAATGTTGTCACCAACATTCTTATATACAATAGCAGCCTCAGCCATTTCAGTAGCTTGAGCCATACTATAGCCTAACTTTGCGAAGGTCGCTGTTGCTTCCGTTACCGCAGAAATTGTACTACCAAGTCTCTCGCCAGTCTTTGCCGCCGTCTGCAAAAATCTCTCATACGTTTCTTCTGTCTCATCTGTTACCTTACGTAATTCCGTCAGTGCAAGGTCAATCTCTTTTACATACTGAACACCTCGTCTCAACTGTGACAACACCTGATGAATAGACATCGTCATTGTCAAGTACTGCATAATCGAGTTAAACTTCTTCTGGAAGCCACTCAAGAACGCAGGTAATCCAGTAAGCGATTCACGCTCTTGTTTTTGATATCTTCCCAACGAACGGCTCAGTTCATCATACTTAACGGTCAAATCAGAAACGGTACGGTTATTATGTCTAATCGTTCCGGTTGCAATCTTGCGAACCCTATCAACCTTAATATGTTCTGCACCAAGTTCTTTAAGCTTCGCAACCATTTGATCATAAACGCCGACATCGTCTTTAACTTCGAACCAACCGCCAATCTTTTGACCATTATAAGTTCCAGAATTACTAATGTCTTGTTGCAGTCTCTGATTGCTTTCGACCGCCTTCTCCAATTCTTTGCCAAGGTTCTGAGCTTCAAGAGCCGTCTTGCGCAATTCCTTTTGAGCTTCTTCTCTAAGCAATCCCTTGCCATCATATTTTGCTTTCCACTTTTCTTGAATAGCAAGAATTTCATTATACTTAGTTTTATATTCTTCTACCATACTTAAGTCAGTACGATCTAGAATACCGTTAGACTCAAGTTTGCCATACTGTCTATCGGCCGCATTCATCTCGGTTGTGCCAGTATATTGCTTCTTGTTTTGGGCAATTCTCTTAGTTACCTCGTCGGCAGCCTGAAGTGCCTCATAACGCAACTTCTCAATAGATGCATGCTCTTCGTCAGTGATTTCTTCTACAGGCTTTGCGGAAATTCTATGCATCTCTGTGCCAAGCTTCTCAATTTTTTCACGATACGCCTGATACTTGTCATCGTTCTCGTCTAAATAGCCCATACCAAGGGCGTTCTTAAACTTACCTTCGAATGTATCAACTTTACTAGCTAGTTCGCTCAGTTTTGCTACGGACTTGTCGGAAGTAATTGCAACTTGATTGTGTAATTCGCTCCACTCCATAGTAAGTTTCTGAACACTACCAGTAACTTTATCTACCAATTGGTAGTTAAGCGTTGTGCCGTCAAAACTGATTTCTTTAAATTCTTTGCCCTGACCGGCGAATTCCATCGCCTTTGATGTCATATCTTTTCTAAGTTGTTCTCTGTCAACAACCTTATTCACTTTGCCAAAGCTTTCGTCTTTACCGGCAGTATATAATTTGTCTGCGTTACGAACCTTTTCGTCCCAAGTGGCGGCCTCTTTTAAGATATTGAAACTCATAGCAGAAATACGCTGTGCTAGTGCTTTAACAGCAGGCATTTTGCCCTTAGAATCAGTTTTGTCAACTTTCTTAATTGCTACATTTAACTCTTCTTCTAATTGCTTATAAGCCCCCTCATATGCGCCTAAGCCCATAATTGCGTCTTTGCTATATAGGGCTCTTTGTTGGATAAGTTTGGCTTCATCGATGCTGTTCAATTTCTTCTTCTTGGCAGTCGCACTTCCGCCCTTCTTGATGCCCTCAGTCTTAATCTTCTGAATCACATCAAAAATCTTCTGAAGCGTCTCTTCAGTGGCAAGCCCAATATCTACATCGCTAAAGTCAACCTGTGGTCCAGTATAGCCACCAAGCTTTTGTGTCAGTTCTCTTTCTCTTCTTGCATCTTCTGTCGTATAGGAACTCTCAATCGCCTTTTGTTCTGCCTTCTCTTCGGTAACCTGTGCAGTTGCCGCCGCTTCAGCCTGTGCCGCTTCTGCAATCTGTTGAGCAGGCTTAACACCTTCTGCTTTTCTAGCCGCCTTTCGTACTTTCTGCTCGTTACTTGTTACCTCAAAAATCTGCTTAACAATACCAAGTAAAGTTGTTGCGTCTGCTTGTACATCCTTGCCGAACCACTTACTCAAGTCTGAGAAAGTGTTACTCTTGTAGTTAGCAAAAGTATCAACAAACTTTTGTGCCTTCTGCGTAGCATCCTCAATAGAACCCTTACCAGACTGTAAAGCCAATAGTGATTCCTTAAATTCATTGAACGCTTCGGCGCCTTTCGTCTGCTTAAGTCTTCCCATTGCATCCGATACGGCCTTAAGTTGATTTTCCGTACCCTTAGTGTCGCCACTTACGCCACCAAGAATTTCTTGAAGCTTAGTAACATATGCATTTGCATCTTCCTTCGCCACCTCAGGCTTAACCTCTGCAACAGGAGGAGTTTGCTCTGTGTTTTCTTTTACTTCTTCTGCTACGGCATTAGGAGCAACTTGTGGCTTAACATCTACTATGGTTTTAGTCGCCTCTTTGGCTTCTGCCTCAGTGCGCTTTAAATTATACCCTTCTTCTGTAATACCATCTTGCTTTAAGAGATAACCCATTAAAGATTCTCTATTATGGTATTTTTCGCCCTTATGTTCTCCTCGTTTATATTCATCCCAACCAAGACCCTCGAAGTCCATGGTTTTACCTTTGTCAAAATATGCATTGAGTGCCTTCTGGAGTTTTACTTGCGCTAGCAAATACTCTTCTGTTCCCTTGGATTCATCACCAAGATCATTGATAGCCTTAATTGCATTTCTAACATCAGAAATAGGATCGGTGCTATTTTCAAGTTCTTTCTTATACTCGCGTGCCTTTATAATAAAATCAGGCTCTGGCTCTCTGTTCTTTTTTTGTGTGCCAGATTTTCCAGTGTTATTGTTTGTAGTGGGTGTCTTATTGGAGTTTTCGCTTTGACCATTAGCCGTTGCCTTCTTCGCCTTTAACGAACGAAGTTCTGCAAGCATCGCATCCTTCTCAGGATCACGAATAACCTTGCCGCCCATTGCCTGAACAATGCCAACAAGAATCTCATAAATCTGTGTAAGCGTTGCCTCTGTAGCAAGCCCGGTAGCGTCTACATTCAGACCGCCATTTCCACCAAGAGACTTCTTGATTGCATCTGCGAACTTGTTCGCAATGATGTTCATCGGGTCGTTCTTTTCACGCTCTTTTGCGGCATTCGCTTCAATCTTCTTATCCAAATCCGCCAAAATAGCATCATATCTAGCAATGCGTTCTGCAGCAGATTGACGAACACGTTCGTTATCACTCTCAAGTTGACCTTCTGCGGTTGCCTTCTTTTCTTCATAGAGCATCTTGAGTTCTTCTGGAGTTCTCTTTTTCAGAGCATCCTCATTTGTTCTTTCCTCACGCATCAACTCAAGCAAGATATCGTCGTTGTTAATCAGATTTTGCAATCTATTAACCTTTTCCGTTGTCTTGTCTAGCTCTTCGCCGAAAACTCCAAGTTCTTCACTAGAAGCACCTTCAGCTCTCAACTTATCAATTGTCGCAGACAACTCTGCCTGATACTCTTTCTCAAGTTCTAACCTTGACTTGAGCATACTCATCTCTCTGAGTACCTCTGCGTCAATTACATCGCTGTACTTAACGCCACCATACTCCATTGCGGCCTTACGCTCTGTTTCGATTGCCGCAATATTCTGTTCTGCAAGAACACCGTCTTTTTCTAGTTGAGCTAATTCACCATTCAGTCTATCTATAACTTGCTGGCGAATATTAATAATCTTCTCTTCGCCCTCGCGAGCAAATTCATTCTCGATTGTACCATTCTTAACCTCAAGATTCTCAGCATAGTGTTTGCCGATGTCGTAGACATAATCGACCATCTTTTGTTTAAACAGTTCAAGAATGCCCTTTGTAGTTTCGGAATCTCCGAGATCTGTATCCTTAAAGAGTTCTGCGAGTTTATCAGAGTTTAACGAATCATTGACATAGGATGCCATTGCTTCGTTAATTCTCTCTCTGAACTGCTTCTCGGTTTCTGCATCGGCACGGAACGCACCATTATCATATTTACCCTGCATTTTATCAATGCGGGTTTTTGCTCTGCTTTCTGTATCAAAGACCAATGACTCTCGTGCAAGATTTCTAAGTTCATCACCGGTTGGGAAAATAGACGGAACGAGTCTATCAAACCACAAGCGAACATCTTTGATTGTCTTGTCACTAAGTTCATTTAATTCTCGCTCCAACTCCACCCTCTGATCTTTGGTAGCACCAGCACTTCTTGCGGCATTACCCAAGCTTGCAATCATAGCCTCTCTATTTCTAGTCTTCTTGGGATCTGACAAAACGGCGCTGAAATTACCCATCATTTGATCCAGGTCGGCGTGAGAAATCTTATCCATCTTCTTCTTTAATGGTTCATAAGTTTCTTCCGTTGCACCTCTAATTATTGATACGGTCTCTTCAGCTTCTTGCTTAATTGCATCGATTTCTTCTTCAAGAGCTGCTTTTCGTTTAATCTGTCTTTCCTCGACAAGTGCTTTGTATTCAGCACTACCTTCAAACTCATCCTCAAATGTCTCTCGAACGCCTTCCCATCCACCTTGTGAGAACAACTGATATGCTTCGTCCATCTTCTTAGGATCGATAGTCATACCCTTCTTGCCAAGACTCTGGTCAAGACGGAACTTTACTGCCTTAACTTGATTTTCAACAGTCTGATTTATTTCTTCTTGAATTTTCGTGTCGTCGAGATTTTTTCCGCTTTCCTTATATGCGTTTTCAATGCGAGTACGAATAATCTTTGCTACTTCTTCAAGTGTTTCCTGAAGTGCCTGATCCTTGCCGGCTTTCTTATCCGCCTTATACTTGTCAGAATAAACATACTCATTAGTGAGCATATCCTTGACGGCTTCTTGGTGTCGAATATACTGCCCGGAAGTTGAGTATTTATCGTCATCAACAACGTCTGCTAGTCTATTTTCAACTCGTTTCTTTCTGCCCTTAACTGCATAACGTTGTTGTAAAGCAAGGTCATAATCTTTCTGAGTATCTTTCAGATGCTGCAATGCCCAAGCATTTGGACTCAAAGACGCATCTCGCTTATGACGATCTTCTGTCATTTTATCGATTTCTTTTTTAATCTTCGGTTTATGCTTGTTTAATCTCTTTTTTACATCACTCGTGTCGCCGCCCTGTGCCGTAGTAAGCGCTAACTCTTGTTCTAAAGCAATGAGTGTACGAATAAGATTAATATATTCTTTTACAGTACCTTCGTCTGCCTTATATAGCATTTTACCCATATCTAACTCTGCAACACGGCGTTTATTAATTTCGAGTTCAGTTAATTCAATATTAACTAGTTCTAATTGATCGGCAGATATCTTTGCCGATCTTTCGAGTTCATCTTGGTGTCTCTTATGTTTTTTGATTACATCAGGGTCTGCGTTGTTTTTCTTTAAGGAATCAATTGTAGACGCAGTTTGCTTAGTTTCTTCAGTATTACTCTTAATACTATTCAGTAAAGACTCCTGCTTTTTCTGTAAAGCATCATATACCGATACTTCAAGTTCCTGTCGCTTTGTATTAATTTGAGCATATCGCCCGTCAATTTGTGTGCTAGTTTCACCCTTAGCACGAGCTAGCATGACTTCTTGTTCAAGTTTAATAATCTCTGCAACTCTCGCTCTATACTTATCTGCAAATTCAACATCATCCTCGAACAGAGACAGAGTATGTGAATGTTTAATTTGTGCTTCAAACTCTTTGTATTTGTTGAGTTCCTTGTTGATGTTTGCTAGATCGTCTTCCATCGGTTTGATTTCAGACTCTTTCTTGTTTTCGGATCGTGCCTTTCTAATTTGACTTAAAGCTTCAGCTTCCTTCTTTTTTAATTCAAGGTATTCAGAAACATTAACGCTTGCCATCTGATATTGAGTGAGTTCGCTATTAATGTCATTAAGTCTTGTCTCTAAGGTAGCAGTCTTTTGCTCATCGCCACGTGCATCAGCAATTTCCCTTAACAACTCTGCTTGTCTAGCAAGCAATAGGTTATAACGCTCAGAATTTTTGATTTGTTCCTGTGTGTTCGCAAGTGTCGCAGTATTCGCATTAACATCACGATCTTTGTATGATGTATATGCAAACTTATTACGCTGTCTAGATATTTTTGCGTTATCTCCAAACAATTCTTCTCTTAAACGTTTAGCTTCTTTTGCTTCTAACGCTTTAACATCATCATCATATTTCTTCTTCAGTTTTTCTGCTTCAATTTCATCCTTTGGTTTTGTGGACTTAAATTGACGCTCCAACTTGTTCAGTTCTTCATAATATTCTTTGCTCTTAAATTGACCATAACCTTTTAGTGCGTCATCGATAAGCCTTAGAATACCCTCAATTTCTTTTGCTGCAAGAGCTCCTACCTGTTTTGCATCGGCAGTAGCATTCTTGCCTTTTCCAGCACCAACAATCTTAAGTTTGGATCGAATTGCTTCAAACCACTCGCTAACCCTAGTTTGATAAGTCGTCTTAAGATGCTCGTTGGCTTCTTTCATTTGCGCGTCGAGCATATCAGCGGATGCATCATCATCCGCAGATGCCGCTTGCAACAAGGCTTTTTGTTGCTCGATGTTAGCATTAGCACTAGTTTTTGTTGACTCTAACCACTGAGTAGCCGCAACACTTCCATCGCTAACAATCTTTGCATAATAATCGGCAATGATTGGAGAAAGTTTAATTTTCCCAGCACTCGCCTCATTAAGTCGTCTCTGTACTTCAGACTTAACCTCGTCTTCAGAACCCAGTTTATCTAATCCAAAATCATTAGACAAAGCATCAACAACTTCTCTGCTATTAATAATAGACTGCACCATTTTAGACATCGATTCTGCCAAGTCTTTAGGTGCAAAACTATCTTTATTTAATGTTCCATCTGCGATACCACGCAAATATGCAGATCTAGCAATATAGGCGCCGTGCTTATCAACAACAGTTTTATCATCCTCATTATAATCAATGTCATAAGTTGGCTTTTTATAGTTTTCGTCTTCAATAGCATCTTGCACAAACTTATCAATCTGTTCTGCTTCTGCGCGACTCTGTTGAACCTTTTGTTGCAGTTCAAGAACTTCCTTAGATAACGACTCGATATCGCTCGCAGTCTTCTTTAATTTTTCTTCTGTTTTAATCGGAGCACTATTTTTAACTTCTGCACGCTGTTTCTCAATTTCTTCTATTTCTTTTCTTTGTCGTTCGTTTGTTTCTTTCATTATACGAACATGATTCTTATGTTCTTCTATTTCTTGAGATTTCTGAACGAGCTCGTCCTGTTGGACTTGCTCCAATTCTTTTTGTGCTTTATCTAATTCAGTTTTTGCAATAGTTGTCTGAGTCGTTGTTATCTGTGCATTACGTTCAGTTCTGTCAACTCTTGCTCGTGCTTCAACTCTAGGATCTGCTCCAAGTTGTGCCCTGTGTGCCTTTTTGTCTGCAAGTTGTTGTTTAATATACTCTTTAGCGTCTTTGGTAAAATCAGATTTGTCTACCTTTGATGTACCATTTCTTTTACGCAAAATCTCATTTAAATCCGCCTGATATTTTTCATATGTCTGTAATTCTTTTTGTTCTTGTTCTTTGTATTGAGTTATCTTTCTGCGTGTGTCTGTAAGCTCTTTTTCAAGTCTATCGAGTTCTTCAACGTCACCCTCATTCGTAGCCTTATTCATAAACTCACGAATAGTTTGCTCTTCTTTTTCTAATAGTTCGTATTTAAGTTTAGCCTTTTTTGCATTTTCTTTTGATAAATCACGATAGTATCTTGTGTTGTTGTACGCATCTTGATATATTCCACCTTCAAGACGACTAACTCCATCTGATCCAACTTTAATTTTTCCAGCTAAGTCTTCACGATGTTTTAATGGGTTCTGCTGTTGTTCTTCTAGTTGTGCAATCTGATTATCTAGGTAGTCGATATTCTTGTAATTACCTTTTTCAACATCTTCAAGATTTCTTCTTGCATCTTGATATTCTCTTATTGCATCGATTCTAGACTGCTCTAACTGATTATATTTTTCCTCTGCTGCTTGGAAAGCTTTTTCTCGGTTTTCTAATCTTTTTCTTGCACCCGCAAGTTTTCTTGCGTCTCCAGAGTTTTCTTTAATATATTGTTCTGTTTCGGCAATCTGTTTTTCTCTTGATTCAATATCTTCTTCTAGTGTGTTCTGCTTCTGCATTAACGCAGTATATTTATTCTCATGCTCAGCACGAGCCGTCATATATTTATTCGCCTGTTTCTGTGCTGCTTGCTCTTGTCTTGAAATATCATTCTTGGCACCGTTTGCTTCTTCCCAACGCTTCGAAGTTGTTGGAAGAGTATCTTTTTCTGCCTTTAGCGTAGCAATTCTAGATTGTTGCTGAAGAATTTTTGCCTCATCTTTATTATTTTTGGCTTCCTGAAGCAATGCTTCCGCTTCGCCAAGTTCTTTGTCAATGATTTCATGCGTTCTAAATTTCTTAACAACAACCTCTTGTCGCAACACATCTGTTCTGTCAGGTTGATCCTCTACATATCCCTTAAGAGATTCTGGAGCCTTATACAAATGAGGCTTAACAATACGAGACTCTTCACCTTGAATCGCATTATCTAATTTTCCAACTCGGCTAGGCGTACTTACTTTGAATACATCCTTAAATCCTTTAACCTCAATGCCCCACTCGTATTTTTTAAGTTCGGTGGTAATTTCTCGATACACCTCACGAACTCCATCGGCAAACTTACTAACTTCATTTAAAAATTCTGCTTTTTGAGAGCTGTCACTCTCATCTGTAATTTTTTCTCGTGCAGTCTTAAATGTCTCAAGTTGACTCAATACGCCATTGTATTGATTAAAACTACCAACAATACGACGTCTCTCTCTGCTAACCTTTTCGAAATCATTAGAAGCATTCTGTTGTGTCTTCTGTGCTTCTTTAAGTTGATTCTCTTGAACCTTTAACGCATCAAGTTCTGCCTGAAGTAGTTTTGCTTGTTCAGTGTCTTTTCTTGCGTTTGCTACGTTTACCTGAGACTGTTTTTGTTTGACCTGTTCAGAAACATCATCCAAATCCTTTTGTTTAAAGTTTTTATTAGCCTGTTCTAAAGCATCTCTTTGCTCTTGGTATTTTCTTTCGATTTCGTCAACATCTTCTTGAGTAAATGTATTTTCTTTGACATACTCAATCAGTTTATCGATATCTGCGACATCTGGAAGCTTAAGATTATCAACATCAGAGCCCACTACGCCCATTAAAGAACCAAGACCAGATGTGAAACGAGATTTCTTGGAATAACTCTCCCACATTTCTTGACGCTTCTGATCCTTGATGCTCTCATCGACTGTCGTTTGTTTGAAATTATGGGTACCAATTAATTCGAGTAATTCGCCTCTGAAGTTCTTAATCAATTGACTCTTTGCACTCTTGGCTAATTCACCAAATTGATCAACCAATGTGACTCCATGCTTTTCAACAATATGAGACAATGTGTCAATCAAATCAGTTGGATCGGCATTTTCTAGTGCGTCAAAATTTACTTCTTTCTTGTCATCATCCCAATACTGAGTTCCAACAAGTTTTCCTTCAAGAAAGCTTCTGGTCTGCTTATTTGGTTTATTAGTTCCCTGCGCATATTTAATGATTTCCTTAAACATCGCAGCAACCTCTTTGTTGTAGTCATTGTTGGGATCAAGATAGAATTTCTTTTCTGGCTTCTTTGCCGGAGTCTCCTCGGACTTTGGTTTACCAGTAGATAAAGAAGTGAAATCTCCAGTAAAGAACGCCTGCATACCAGCAGCAACGGCTTTTGCTAATGTTTCTGGGTTGATATCTACCGTTCCACCAGAAAGATTAACAGAACCTCCTGCGATACCACCACTAGCAACTGCTGCTTGGATTTCTTTTGCAAGAGCTTCTTTGTTTATGTGGAGGTCAATTTCATTGTCTTCGAAATATTTCTGAAGTTGGTCGTAAAGGCTATCGGTAACAGCCTGGACGCCAAAATAAACAGAAACCTTTTCTTTGTCTTTGTTTAGTGCCGCAGCAACTTCCTGACGCCACTCTTTTGCCTCTTTGATTCTCTCTTGAATTTCTTCTTTCTTCAGACCTTTGTCTTTGATGTCCAAAGCAACATTAAGAGGTTCTATTTCCGTACTAACATCACCGACAAATTTGTTGATTTTATTTCTAAACTTTTCTTTGTCTTCTTTCGTTAATTCAAGTTTAACATTAACGCTAGCGAGTCCGTCTATAATAGATTTTGTCGCTTTTTCAAGTTCGCCTTTGTGCTTCTTAACTTCTTTGTCAAGATCATCAAAGACTTTTTTTATCGACCCTTTTGCCTCAACAACATCACCATCTATATTTGCAAAATAAGATGTTTTATTATGCTTAAAGTGCTCATTTTCCAACACATTGATAGTTCTTATTGTTTTTGCTAGTTTCTCATTTGCAACAGTCCAAGCATGAGTACCCTCTGTGGCTTTATGGACATCTGACACAAGTTCCGGCAAAGATTCTATTTGGTTGTCTATTTCTATTCCAAGAAGTTCGGTTAGATTATATTTATCTCCAACTCCTAAATTATCCTTTAACTTCTTCTTTAAATCTGACCGGCTAAGACCCTCGTATTCAATTTCTACATCAATACTAATAGAAGATAATGAGTCTTCCATTGTTTTGATAAATTTTTTAACATCGGATACGCTTTTCCCATCAAGTTCTGGTATCAACGAAGTATTTGATATTTTATCAATTACATTTTGTAATTGTTCCGCTTCGGTAATAACGCCCTTAAACCCAAGATCTCTAAAGTCGTTTCGCAACAAGTCTATATCTTTTCTCAACCCCTTGATTTTACCATTGAACCCAACCAAAGATTGATCCATTTTATTGAATTCTTGCGTCAAAATTTTGCCGCCCTGTGCAAACTCCTCATAAGGAAACACTTTCTTTAATGTCTCAAATGCGCTCTTAAGTGCCTCGACTTCAGTTTTTAATCCCTTAGTAAACGCATCATTACCGCTGTTATCCCTAGCCGCCTTGGCAATAGACTGAATGGCTACCATCTTTTCTTTTACGGCCTTTTTAAGCTCGGCACGTTCAGTTTTATTAAGATTTAATAAATCTTGCTCAAGGGTTTTTAATTGCTGTTTAGCAGTACCACCCTCAAATAGCATCTCAATTATATATTGTGCTCTTTTTTGTTCTGCCATAAATCATTCACTCCTTTCATCTAAATTTTCGACAAGCATCATCATACAACTTGTCCATTTTTCCGTTATAATATGATTCTAAATACTTCTGTAACTGCGAATCTGCACTTGGAAAACTTCGATATTTCGCAGCCTTATTTCCCTTTTGATTCTCATCATCACTTAGGAGGAAGTTGCGCACCATATCAAATTCTTCAATGCCTGCAATACTATGCTTCATATCGATATTGTAATCAATATCATCTGGATCAAAAATTACACCACCAATATAACCATCATTATTTTCATTGGGCCTTGCAACGCCAAACGATCCGGCATGCATTGCTTCGTTTAAACTTATATCATTTGCAAGTCTCGTTTTAACAGTATTTGATGGAGTTACGAAACGCCCACCTTTGCCTCGAAATCTTCCGTTCTTCGACACTCTACTTCTTAATTCGTCTGTTCTAATATAAACTCTTGGCGTATAATTCTCATAATAGATATCCAACAATCTATATGTTTCATTGACGAAATCTCTCTGAATCTCGCTTGCCATATAAGCCATAATGTTATTTATTTTTGGCAGTTCATTATCTAGAATTGTCTCATACAATTCATCAAAAACACTTTTTGCCATAGCACAACTCCTCCAATATTAAAAATTACTTCTTGGGAATTAAATCCAAAATCCCCTTATATTTATCAAAATCAATCTGGTTCAGATCAAACTCCATCTCCGCAACCTTGTCGGCAAATGCTCCAATCAAGTCATCAAGAGCATCCGATACCTTGCCGATGTTATGTCCAAGTACAGCCTCGACTGTGTTATTATTTGCAATAACATCTTCCATCATCATATTAAGAATATTATTACAAGTAGCATACTCATCACCAATCAACGCAAGGATTGGATTGAGAAGCCCAGCCTCGCACAACATATCATACTCGTCAAGGGAGTCGTATTCTTCGCCAGAGGAAAATTCTAAGCTTGTATATGCGGAAATTATCGAGATAGTGAAAATAATATATCTAGTCACACTATCTACCTTAATCAGTCCGCCTTCCTTTGTGCAACAAGCGTCGATAACCGTTGCGCACAGTTCCCGTTTGTCTGCAAAAGGAATATATTCTTTTAATTCAAGTTCTTTTCTGAGGTATTCGATCTTCTCATCAATACCATTCTTGGTTACCATAAATTTCTTTGCTTTATAAGCATCACAAAATTCTTTAATCTTCATAATAATTTTCTCCTTTTTCTCAATAATCATTTTGTATTGTCAGAGGCGACTTTTGCCGCCTCTGCTCTCGCCTGTGCCAGTTCGTTCTGCGCAGACGCTTTAACCTGTGCGTGCAACTCTGCAAATGCCGGCTCAATCAAATAACAATTCAACCCATGCTTCTGCAGAATATCATTCACGCATTGTACTAATTCTCTTTTTGCATCGTCAAGTGCGACGATGATAGATTTCTGCTCCATATGTTTTCTCCTTTTAATCCAGTTTTGCTTTAAGTTCTGTAACAATGTTTTCGAGTTCTTGAACTCTTGCTTTGAGTTTTTGAATTTGCCATGTGTTAAGAGAAATGAATTCCTCTTTATTTAGTGTCCAATAGCCACTTTCTGTTTCCAAATTCCCCTCGAATTTTAACGCAGAAAAATCATTAATTGTCAAATTATTGTTCTCTAAACAAGACCGAACATCCTGTGCAACAAATCCTAAATGGTATCCATCTGAACTATTCTGATTATTCCACAAAAATCTAGATGGCGACAAATCATTATAGAAAGCTTCGTACCTATCATCTATCAATTCTACTTCATGTTTTAATCTATTATCACTATATTGATTTTGTACCCACCAAGAACCAGCTTTTGCTACTGCAATCCAAGGAGTTCTGGCTATCAATCCCCATTTAGTGCTTTGTGTTGAATTATATCCTTCTGCACTCACTAATATTCCAGATGTAGTTAAACATGCTCGTTGATCATACCTTGATGCTTTCAAATTGGTGTTATAAAAAACATAAGACGTACCAATATCTGCACTCTTTAACACAGCTAAATCAACGCCACCTGTGGTAAGACCATAATCTCCAGATATATTGGATGGTGCATTCAATGGGTTATCAAGGATATCTTTAAAGTCCCATCCACAATTAGTTTCTATATTGCCATTTCCGTATATTTGCAACAAAGTGTTAGAAGTGCCGGTTTTCCCAAGTTTCAAAATAGGCGAAGAACTCCACCACGGATTAGTACCTTGGTCTAAATTAAACTGTGCAACATATGTATCGTTTCCGGATATACGCTCTCCAGACAATCCATATTGATCAATCGTCCAACCACCAATTGTTCCGCCGCTAATATTTACAGCATTAGCATACAACGAACCGTCTTCCAATAATTTATAATGATGTTCGTTGCTATCCGTCCAACTAACAGTAAATCCTCCATACAGATAAATCATTTCGTCCGAATAATCTCCATAAAAATCTTCACCTACTTTAACATATAAATATGTTAAACCATCTTGTTTGTCAGTAAAGATTTCTGGAGTTACTGCACATATATAACCATCCGCAGGAAACGACTCAACATATACAAAATTATCTAGTGTAATACTATAATTGCTAATCGTACCAGTTGAAGTTGTAATTAAAATGGTTTCTGCATCTCCATAACCCTCGAAATCTACACGTATAGGATATTCATTACTTTCTCCATAATAAAAATCACGGCTAAAACTTGCATCTCCACTTCTCATTACAACATCAACCGGCTCATTATTAATCGCAGATGTATATTTTTCTGTATTTTCTTCAATTAAATGAATACCGCCAATGCTACCACCGTCAGCATGAACCGTTCCCTTAACCATTAATCCATTTGCATCTACAGTAATTCCACCGCTAACTCCACTAGCAACCGCAGAAACACTAAACTGTGATGGTGTGATTGTCCAAGAACAATTTTCGCCAGTTGATGTATTACTGACTTTAGTAGATATCGCGTCAGCTAGCTGTGTCATTTTTGAATTATAATCAGAAATTGCTACCTTTGTTTCAATTTTATCAGCAGTAACTTTTAATTCTGCTTTAGTGGCCATATCCTCAGGAGCCGGTGTCCAATCCGTTGCTTTATTTCCCTTTTCAAGTTTTATACTTTTAATGTTGTATGTCCCAATCGCACTACGAAATCCCAAGTGGATACGAACATCATTGGTACTTATCCACTTACCGGTATAATATACTTTAGAATAAATATTAGACAATGTTCCCTGCATCGAATAATATCCCATACCTGACTTTATGTATATTTGCGGAATTATCGTAGAATTTGGAGATTTCATTGTTACAGAAACTGTAAATTCTTCTCCGTCAATTAGATGAGTATTAATAAATTCTGATGCTGCATTAAAAGTGCCTAATGATACATAGTTATCGTTATCGTTTTCCGATACGATTGTTAACGAACCATCATCATTTAAAGTTGCCGTAATGCCTTCTGCAACACCAAGGACGCTAAAATCCGTAGAATTTGGTATATAATTTCGTCCACCAACACTATCAATAACCTTAGATACGGACAATTCTATACTATCTGCCGTTTGTTCAATTGTAGATTTAAGCTGTTCATTTGTTGCCATATCCTCAGGAGCTGGAGTCCAACTCGTGCCTTTGTTGCCCTCTTCAAGCTTTAGATTTGTAAATTTAATTTTATTGCCCAGAGTGTTACCGTTTACTCCTGCATATACTAGGAATTTGTCTTTTTCTGTTTGTGTCGGCGTGATAGTTCCGGATATACGATCATTTACTATTGACAAAGATTCTAACACTGATCTTGATAAGTCAGATTTAAAAAATCCGATAGCAATCTTATCTGGATTACCAGCCAATACTTCAACATCGGCGCTAAAGTGATATACTTGTCCACCAATTATAGATACCGTAGGAACATAAGACTTAAATGTATAGTTGCTTGCACTAGCATCAAGTATAAGTTCTTTCGTATCTTGAAGGAGGTTTCTGCCACCAATTTCAATACTGTCAATTGCTTGAGATACAGATAATGAAATGCTATCTTCTGTTTGTTTAATGGTAGAATATTTTTTAAGTTGTTCATTGGTCGCCATGTCTTCCGGTGCAGGTGCCCAACCTGTAGCATATGACCCTTCTTCCACTTTAATATCCCAAAGGTCATATGTAATATCAGTTTGACTACTGCGATTTGGTTGTATATATACAGAATTGTTGTTTGCAATTTTCTTTGCAATAAAAGTCAATACGACACGATGTTTTGAGTCGTCATCCGGAAGATTCCAACCTGAATAATACTTTTCAGAAACAGGCTTGCCATCTAGACATTGGCTTTGAATACTGTGGCTTCCCGTATGTCCACCAATATTTTCAAGAGTACCACCAGTCTTCTTGAAGCAAAAACTAAGAGTATATGTTTTCCCATCTTCTAATATCGATTCATTTATATATGTAGCCAAGACTGGATCTGTTTTTGTAATATTCCAAAAATGCCCCTCATTCGTATTTACAGTTGCTTGATGAACAATCGAATCAAGAGTCGCAAGATTTCGTCCACCGATATCACTAATTGATTTGTGAATAGAAGAGGTAAAAGCTTCGTGAACCGTCAAACTATTAACATCAATCTGATCTGCAGTAATAGAACCTGTAGCAATCTGGGAACCATTTATTATTGTTACATTATTTTCAACACACCAATCTGCCAACGACTTCCCACTCATTTGAGCCGACAATGTTGCCGCCTCAATTTGACTTATTAAAGTTGGAGGGTTTGGAGCATATGTAACATCGCCGTTTGTCCACTCTGTCTTCGTAGTTGTCCAAATATACGTATTGCTATCCCATGTGGTGGGAAATGTGTCTTTCCAATAACCAGACGACATAGCACTGTCTGATATTACTGGCGGCGTCTTGTCTGACGCAGATGCATAATACAGTTTGGTTTCATTAGATATGCCTCGACCGCCATCTCCTTTGTCGCCCTTATCGCCTTTATCGCCCTTATCTCCTTTGCCACCAGTATCGCCTTTGTCTCCTTTTTCACCCTGCTTTGCAACGCCATACGCCACTTTACCATCTGAAAATGTAGTTTTAGTCCATAAATAGTGTCCTTCGCTTACAGCAACTACCGAATCAGACCAAGTACCAGTCGGAGCGTCAGTCGCTGAAGCTCCGGCCTGATATTTAATTGAACTTACTGTGACAGAAGTGCCGTCATTGTAATCAACACCTTTCACAGGAGTCTTACCATCGTCGCCTTGTCGTGCATAAGTATATGTAACAGTGTCAGCCTTGTCTGGATCTGTGTAATCCGTAATAGTGCGCGTCCACAGATATTCCCCTTTATTCACTGCCGGCATCTCAGAATCCCAAGTGGTAGGCATAGTTGAAGCAGATGTTGATGTACCATATGTGACAGTTGTGGAGTTAATGCCAACACCAATATTGGTAATGGTTATCGAACCATACACTTTTGTTAACATACAATCAACTCCTTCTCGAATTACGCAGTTACCGCAACATCTATTACAATTTTCTGATCGACAATATCGCCGTCAATATAGATAACTTTGTCTGTTACATCAGACCCTCCAGTATAGTTAATGATTGTACCATCGCCTTTTCTAAAGGTATAAGAATATTGCTTCTTTGGCAAATCCTCTTCGCCTGCCTCTACCCACTTAGAACCGTCATGCTTCATTAGAATTGCCTTTTTATCTGTTGTATCTAACTTATAATAGAATTCTCCAGCAGTCCCATCCGGTTCAACGGTTAAGAATCTGTCGGACTTAAGTGCATCAATTTCAACACCTTTTTGGGTAACCTTTGTATATACGGCCCCGTATCCCTTACCATTAACAATCTGAGTGCCAAGACTACAGTGAACGGAAACCTGGATGGGATCGGTTCTGTCTTTAACTGCAAAGTATTGTGTATACTTGTTTGTACTGTTTGTTGGATATGTTGCCACACATCTATAAGAAGCATAGCCGTTAACATCATCGGATGTTACTGTTAATTGACCAATAGTCACATTGCTAATTGTATTATACGATCCGTCTGCATATTTCGACCACTCGTATGTAGCCTTGTTTGTCACATCAGTAGAACCGTCTAAGAGATATGCAGTAAGAACAACATCATTTTCACCATTAACAATAATGTCTCCATTGGGCGAGAAGATCTGCAGCAATACTGCATTCTCACCATCAATAGACTGAATACTCTTGGACCACTGATAATAATGCACGGATGATGTGCCATTACATGTAGCGGTGATTGTAATAGTACCAGAATCTGTTCCGCCAAGATTTGACCCCTTTGCTACATCAAAGACAAGTTGTCCGCTATTGTTTGGAGTACCAGCGGCGTTGGTTTTCAGCGTTATGCCATTTGGAAGTGTAGAATAAATAACACTACATGCAGCCTTAGTTGTACCAATATAGCCAGTAAATGGAATTGTTAAAGTCATATTTGCCTTTACATTGCCAGCGCTATCACAAGGGATAATATCTGCCGGATTACCAAGAACAACGTTGGTTGCGGATACACCTTGTTCGCCCTGTTCACCCTGTTCACCCTTTTGACCATCGCTTGTAACTACGATAGTCTGAGAATCCAAAACGGCTCCTCCACCACCTGAGGAGAACAACTCGCAACGCACCGAAGTTAAACTGTTGCCTGTAAACGTGTATGTGCATGAACTTTCATTCTGTGCAGATGTATAAGACGCACTTTCGCTATTGTTGGTATATATCTTAAAGCGTCCCTCGTAAGGCGTTCTAGCCTTATTGCCATCCTGCGAATATGCAGTAAATGTCACCTCTGCAGGTGTATACACATTCTCGACAGTTCTATTAGTCGCAAGAGTGCTTGCCGCAATGCTATACATAATTGGGCTCGTACCATCTGCACCAGCCTTCATCTTTGTTAACGAAAAGATTTTGATAATGGGAGTATACGTATCCTTGGTACACTTAAATGTTACAGAACCAGACACCTGAGACTCAGACATACTAGTTACTGTATAAGTAGCAGTTTCATTGTCAAAGCTACCGTCTACACCATTTTTAATGATTTCAATAGCCCAATCAGCCGTTACATCCTTTCCGCCTTCAAGAATTGTAATTTTACTTTTTGCGTTGGCAAAAGCTCCGTCTAATGGGTTGTACGCGCTGTCACAAGGAATCCACTGGTCGTCATTATCCAAAACGCCCGCCACAGTGCTATTACCAGCCACACCGTCATATAACTTAGTGATGGTGTAAATATCATACACGGAAGTGTCGTCTGTAGTAATTTTTAATGTAGCAATATCGCCATTGAACACATTATCAGTTGCATATACATTCAATGTTTCGCTCGAATTATTATCGTTGTGATCAGTTGGATATGCAACCCAATTCTTATTTGCATCTTGATATTGCCATTGTGCGATGCCAACATTACTGGTAACGGCAGTCAATGTAATAATACCGGTGCCATATACAACACGGTTTTCATTATATTTAAATACATTTTCACCACTAATTCTACACTGCTTTGCCAGAGTTGCATTTTTAACCAATGTAAATGTAATCTGTCCCTTTGCTCTCAATGTTGCTCCAGAATCTGGCTCCTTGTATACGGCCTCGCACAGATAGGTTAAAACACCGTGCGCACTATTAGACAAGACATTCTTATTAACAGTTAATTCGTTCTGGCTATTTTGTGTTTCGCCATCTTGCAGTGCAACTTCATCGCCGGTGCCGTCTTTGCGCGTCCACACAACAGTTAAGCCACTGGTATTCGATGTTAATTGCTCTCCAGCATAATATACGACTGGTCTTAAAAGAACATGGTTAAGCGTCCAGTCTGGGGTATATGTGCCTTGGTTTGGATCGTATATAACAGATAAAGGCGAATTAGATTCAGGATAAATAGAAAGTTCACCTATGTCAGTGATATCTACGATTGTAATTGATCCATAAGCAGTAGTTTTTGTACTCATATTTTTTTCCTCCATAAATAATCTTTTTATATTAAATTTCAACCGCACAATTAAATACGGCTCTACTCCAAATATCTGCAGAAGTTATTTGAATAGCGTTTACATGGTTTCCATATGGTGTTGCTCGCCATTCCGTATCAACAGTGCCGTCGTTATTAATCTTTTCCCATGTAAATGCCGAATTTGACAATGTGTCGGTAATATCTACGCCAGCCTTGAACACATGACAGGTTAAAACCGTTGTCACATCTCTGCTTTTAAAAATATTGCCTCGACTAGACCATATTTGAACATCTATGGTATCTGCTTCAATTTGTTTTCTTGTATCTTCGTCAAATGACTCGAAAGTTACTTGCCCCTTAAGGTTGATGTGATCTGCTGAAATAATAACACCAGACGTATCATTATTGACCGCAGTTATAATAGATGCGGCATTTACCTTACCATCAGAACCAACAGCCTCAACAACCTGTGCAATACTTGCACCAGCATCATTGGCAGTTTGTTTGATGGTCGCAAGGTTATATTGTTCTCCATTCTCATCCTTGGTCCAAGACGCTAAACTTTGTACCTCAGATTCTGTATCTGTGATGCGAGCGCCTAGTGTTGCCGCACTTCCACGAGCATTAGTAACCTCAAGAGCAATTTCATTTGCAGTCTGTCGTACTTGGCTTATCGATCTGTTGTTGACATTGCCAGCTAGTGTGGCTACTGCAACCCAACGATCTTCGTCCCATTTATAAAGAGTGTATGGCTCATATCCATCGGCTACGGTCTTGCCGTTTGTATACCAATAGCCAAAATCTCCGCCAACAGATGGTGCTTCTATACTGAAATACACAGCCGGCGCAGATGTGTTGAGTTTATCTTCGCTATAATTCTTATCAACGGTAATCCATCCATACAAACCATTCGGAAGTTCTCCCCAACGGTATAAATAGGTAGGCGTAAATTCTCTTTCGTACGCATAAGTATTTTCACCGTCGGTATAAGAGTATGTTTCTTTATGAGATGTTATTGGCACATAAATAACGCCCTCTTCCAAAATATTCGACGCTTGCTCTAGCGTTAAGCCATGTGCCGTAGAGTATTCACCGACACTATATTTATCAATTTCAATCACAAGTGATTGAAGCGACTTTGCGTTCTTCAAAATGGCAGACTTTGAAAACTCCAAGTCATCTTCTACCGTTTCAATCTCTGCTTTGGTCGCAAGACCATTATCAATGTAGTTAGCCAAATACGAAGCGCCAACATTCCCTGTTTCTGGGTCTTTCCAAGTAGTCAGTGGTTCTAGCGTCTTGGTTAATTCTCCAACCTTTGATGCGGCATCATTTGCAGATGCCACAGCCTCATTTTTCATACTTTCAGCAGAAGTTGCAGCACTTTCAGCAATAGCTTTAGCCTGAGTCGAAGTTAGCGTAGCATTAGATACTTGTGTTTCCAAATGCTCAACATCAGATGTGACCTTATCAACAACGCCCAATGCATTATCAACCTTATCAGACATCTCTTGATTGGATACGCCAATCTCGGTTACCTTATTGTGCGCTTGGTTAGCAACATTAATAGCAGAAACGATATTTTTTTCGTTAGCAATAACCCTCTCATCAATCTCATTTAGATTAACGCCAATACGATGCGTTACATCTGCCTGTACGCCAAGCATAATTACGGCATACTCAACACCATTTTTGTTTTCTCTTGCTAGAACTCTGTATCCATAATCTGAATCAGACTTCTTGGCATAACCATATGTGTTGGAAATGACGCAGTCGCCAACCTCAACATCCAATTCACAACGCACATCTACCAATCCAGAGGTTGCTATAAGTCCATATGACTCGGCTCTTGGTGATAACTCACTTTGTCCACCAACAAAGCCAGCAACCTCTACGGAAACACCAAAAATATCTGTGCCGTTACAAATGGTAATCTCGGATGTTCCGGGCACCAGGCTTACAAAATATCCATATGTATCATATGCGGCGTCTTTCCATTCATAATAATTGGCAATATTGTGCTTGTCGGAATATACGGTCTTTAGTGCTTTAATGTCGTCGAGTTCTTCACGCAATCCAGTAATTGCTCCAATAGTGTGCTGGTTTGGGTCAGATGCGTTGTGGTTTACAACAATTCTCGTTCCTGACGGCACACCAGCCACTTCTTGTATGGCAACAGTAAATGGCGCTGGCTCTTCGACTTTTACAGTTTGTGAGGCGACGACATCTATGGCGATATCTGTAGTTGTTTCGCTTTCATAAACATGCGCTTCTGGCGCCTCAATAAGTATTTCTTCTGTTCTACCTTCTATTATAAAATCATTATCAGCCATAATCTCACCTCTTTATTTGTAATAAATATTAATTAATCTCATCGATTAAAGTCGGATATATTGAAAAATACTCCATCGGGTGCGAAATATCATCTACAATAGCCTGAACGCGTCCTTTATATTTATCCATAAATCTCATTGTTTCTTCCGCAGTCAGCTCTACAACAAAAGACTTTGGTTCTCCACTCACCTGTGCAAATCCATCATTAGTTTGCGCTACATCGATTGCATCTTTATATTGCTCCCATGTTCCATCTATATACACATAATATGTCGGACTACACTCGTATATTTTGCTTTTATCGATTGCCTCAGAAGAATAATCAATCTGTGTAAATTTCATATTAAACGATGCGCTAGACAACCACTTGCTGCTTGCAGAATCATAACGAAAGTATGTTGGACCGCAAAAATATATCGCTTCCTTGTCGAATTGCTCTGTCCAATAATTAAGTTTTACTGTTCGTGGTGTAACAATCGAATCCGTCTCTTCCCACTCTGCTTTTGCAATATTATACATATAATATTTGGCAGGACACATATAAATCTTACTTGTATCGTGGTAATCATCATCTATCCACTCATCTATTTCAACGACAGGAACGAGCATATTGTTTGATGCCTCCCACATAGGATTAGTCAAGCCTGCATTATAACGGTAGTATACAGTTTTACACACATAAACTTTATCAGTGTCATGATCATCAGAATCAATCCACAAATCTATTTCCACTGCCCCAGCGCATGGACTATCACATTCTATCCACTCGCCATTATCATATTTATAATACGTCTCGCGCACTCCAGCTTTCTCAAACTGATCTGTATTGACATTGTACCGATAATAAAATTCTTCCATCATGCAAATCTTAGACTTGTCGCATTCATCATTCAACGCACTGACTTTTTGTGGGCGACCATATGTAATCCAACCGCTACCATTGTACTTATAATAAGTTTCTAATGCACAATAGGTCTTGTTTTGATTATAGGTGCTCACCTTTGTTAAATCCCAATAACTGATTTCCTCTATCGGTAAAATTTCTGTTGTGCTTTTTTGCCAACTTTTTCCATCATAGCGATAATAACTCTGATTATATACGCACGCCCTCTTTTTATCCATTGTGTCTGGTATGTTGTCTTTTCCAGCACGAGATAATGTCTGAGGCTCTACGCTTGGTGCTTGGAGTGTAATATCCCACTTATTAGTTTTTGGGTTAAACTGATAATACGACTGTTCGCACTTATAATACTTACTCATATGACAATCGTTACCAAGAGGATAAACATTAATTGTACCGCCGAATATATCACTTTC